TCAGTCATTCACGGCTTTTCCCCGGGCATTCCCCGGCGACGGCAGATCGTCGACCCGGTCCCATTCCGCGCGTGGCACGACGTGGGCGTAGCGAGCGGCGCTGCGTTCGTCGCGCCAGTTGCCCGTTGCGACCAAACCCTTAGTGTCGGCGCCACCATACATCCGCATCCACGTCGCCCACGTGTGGCGGAACGTGTGGAAGGTGACGAAGTCCAGCCGAAACTTCGGCTTTTTCCAGGGCGTCGGTCGGCGCTTTGGGCACTCGATCCCGCAGACGGCCATCGTGCAGCGAAGCAGCATGTGTTTGAAGTGGCTGCCGTCGCCGTTGAAGCGGAAAAGGCGCTCGCGTCCAGGATTGGCAGCCAGATGCTGCTTGAGCCGCTCAGCGACGTCCTGACGCATTCTAAGCATGCGGGGATCGCCGTTCTTGGTGTCCGGAAGCCAGATCGTGAGATCGTCTGGGCGCGTGTCTGCCGCCAGAATGTCCAGGCCCTCGGTCTTCCGTGTGCCGTGATAGAGCAGCACCAGAAGGTAGAGCTCGAATTCAGGGTCGATCTTTGCGGCCTCCACAAGGATCGCGAACGCGTCCTCGGGCCACATGAAATCCTTGCGCTGGCGGCCCTTTGAGCCCTTGGGGCGTCGGAAGGTCGGGGCCTTCTCGCCGAGCTGGTGCCGGATGATGGCGATCGTGGGGGCGTAGATCGCGCGGTTGCGATAATCCGGCGCACCGCGTGGCAGAAGCGTCAGGGCCGCATCGTCGATCGCCGCCTGGTCGATCTGCTCGATAGGCGTCTCGCGAAAATGCTTGAGCAGCATCGGAACGTAGCGACGATCGCCGCCGGACTGCATCCAGGCATTGGCCGCTGTCAGGAATGTCGGCCGCCCGGGATCAGGCTTAGTTTCCGGGGCTGGGTACTGACCGTGCTTCTCGATGCACTTCTCGATCTCGAGGAGCTTGTCTCGAGCGACGGATCGTTTGTGAGTGCCGCTGCTAACCTCCACGCGGCATCCGAGGTAGGTTCCGCGGATCTCGAAGTTGGGCGTTTTGCCTTTCCGCGGCGGCCTGAGCTTGAGCGGCACTTCAACCCCTCCCGTAACGCATACTCAATGCGGGCGATGTCCTCAGAGCGGAACACCTTATCCCGCCCCATGGGCGTGTAATAGGGCTCCCCCGAGTTATCCCGGGGGTGTGCACGGAGCCATTCGGCTAGCCAACGGGGCGACGGAGCCTTCAGCTCGGCGGCGGCTTCGGCCAAGGTGAAGCGCTGGGTCATTTGCATCCGCCTTCGACCCAAGCAGCGACCTCGCCTTCATTCTTGAACCACTCCCCTCGAGTCCGGTTCTTCGAAAAGCGCTCGTGAAGCTGTCTCTCCAGGGGGCGACCTTTCCCCTCGAATATGTGGTGGACTTTGATCATGAGAGGCAGCGATTGATAGATGCCGCCGAGCCTCGCCGTCACGTCCAGCGATTTACCGATCTTGATGAAGCTCAGGAAGCCGACGACATAGACGCCAGCGTAAACACGATAGCCCACGGTCGGTCGCTTGCGGCAAAACAAGGTCTCGACGGGCCACACCATCTGGCCACACTCAGCCACTGGCTGAGGGATGCGACCCAAGAGCAGGAAGAGATTGAACTCCTCAATGCTCAAGCCAAGATGCTCGGCGGCCCGTTCGATGTTCAGTCCGCGTGGAACGAGACGCCCGATGCGGCCGATCGTGCCCTGTTCTGCCATGACCCTATTCCCCACTGGCCAGCCTCAGCTGCCGGCAGGTCTCGCCCTGGATCGCGCCGCAGGCTTCGCAGCTGCCGTCGCTGGCGACGAGGTCGGTCTCGCAGCGGCGGGCCAGCTTCTCAGCTGTACCGCGCTCGATGGTGTGGATGCAGCCGAACATGCGCGCGACAATCGCCTCGCAATCGTCGAGGTCGATGTGGCGCACGCCACGGGCGAGCAGATCGCGGCGGAGGGCGCCGGCCATGATGACGCTGACGCCGCTCATGGCTGCTTGCTCCGTTCAGCGATCGCCACCAGCACGACGGCTCGCATCGCGACCAGGTCGCCTCGCTGGCCGTAGAGCCGCTGCGCAACTAGCAGCGGGTTGATGCCGAGCTCGGCCCAGAACAACCGCTCGCCGCGGTTATGCTGGGCGTCGCGATCGAGGCGATGGCGGCCGGCGCAAAGCGGCACGGCGTGCGCATCGTTTGGCTTCTTCTGCATGCCGGAGGATTTGCCGAAGGCGGCGCTGGCAAACCGAACGTGGGCAGGCTCGCATCCCTCCACGCCGCACTTCAGGCACGGCAGCTGCCGCACCTCTTCGAGGTACTTTGGATCACTTCCTTTCGGTTCTGCCCCGACGCGCCGTGGTGTGGCCGCGGTGATGCGCTTTAGCAGCGAGCCTGGTGGCTCTGGGCGGCAAATGCGTTGCGGGCGGGAGAGGGTCATCGCTTGCCCTCTGGGCGCGAGAGCGGGGGTGCTGCGTCCCATCCGCGCTCAACAATGCGATAGGCCTCGCCGTCGATCAGGATGCTAGCCGTGCGCTTTGCATCTTCTTTTCGAGCGAAGCGGATGGCGCGGGAGTGGTCAAAACTCCATTGATGCTGGACGCCACCACCCCCTGTAATCTCGCAGCCGCACCAGTATTCGATTGAAGCCGTCCCGGTCCAGCCGGCTTCGATAAGCCATGCGTACTCTGTCGCTGCCTGCGGTTCAGCGCGCAACTGGTCCAGTTCGTTTTCGAGATCGCCGGCGCGCTCGGCCTCATAATCGGCCTTTGCTAGAGCACGGTTCATGCGCTCGATCATCTGATCCATTTCGATGGCATTGGCAGCCTGCGGTTGAGCACGGGACAGGGCGAGCACGCGGTCATAGTTGGACTTCATCTCAGCGAGCGCTTCGTCAGCGGTGCTGATGCCGTCCTTTATGTTCCTCAGCCATTGGAGCGCGTTGCTGCCAAGATCGGCCCATTCGTTGAGCGCGTGCGCCGTGTCGGCAGAGGATGCCTGCGGTTCACCGGGTAGGAGGGCCAAGACCTCGCGGGCGATCTCTTCGAAAAGCATATCGGCGTTGACGCTATGCGGAGATTTCAGCCACTTCAGGTAGGCTCTCTTGCCGGCAACCATCAAAGCCTCCTTCGTCACTGGCTCACTTGCGGCAGACAAGCGCTGAAGAGGTGCGACCCCGCCGGAGCCGTTGCAAGTCGCGCAAATCTCGCCGCGGTCCGGATGATTGCTGTATCCGGAGCCCATGCATATGCCGCAGGTTTCCATCTCGACCGGAGCGGCCGGCGGCTGGGCGGCGAGAGCTCGGATTGCCTTGGCAAAGTCAGCGCCGGAATGCTTTCCGCTGGTGTGCTCCAAATAGACCGCACACTCTTCAATCGCTTCAAGTCTCATTCTTGGCGGCTGCGCGGCGTAAACAGACGTTACGTCGAGCCCCATGTGACCGCGCCAGACTTCGGCGACGTGTTCGTCTACGGTGAATAGGCCATTCGCTGCGGCGTGCCAGCCGTAGGGCTTCGCGGCTCCTTGGGCAGCCCTCGCCGGTGCATGGCCAACATAAGCAGCAATCGCATCGTATAGTCTGCACGCCCCGCCATCGTCCTCCGCACGAACGGCGCCATCGCGAAGGTCAGTTGACGAGGTTTGGAAAGCTTCCCACGCTTTACTGAAACCCACGGGATCAAGGGTGGTGAGTATCGCTTCACGGCGTTTGTCCTCGACGGTTGTCATTGGTCTACCTCACGATGATCCGGAAGCGTGCGCGTCGCCCATGGACGGCGCGGAGTCGTTCTACCTCATCAAGAGCCTCACTTCGGTTCGGCCATCCGATGACCTCGGTCACCCAACCGGCACCGGTGAGGCGCTGAACAGAATACCAAAGCGTAGTCATGTTTGATCTCCGCAGTTAGTTCGCGCGAATACGAATGCAACGACCAGCGAAACTGCGCTTAACGTAAGCGGCCAATAGAAGCTCAGCACCTCGGGCAGGAAGTAGAGGTACAGCGCTATCAGCGCGAAGCCGTTCGGCTCGTGCCAGTCTAAAATCATGTCCTATCTCCCGTCAGCGCTGATGATGCAGCATCGAGCCCCTTGTCGGTTATGACCCAGACAGGCGGCCGTGACGGTCCAGGTAGCGAACGGTCTTCCTCAACTGGAATGACAAAGCCATGCTCGGCCATCTCTCGCATTGCCGCCATCTCGGCATGGCGGAGCGTCATGTCATTAGCCAGCGTAATCCGTCCGTCGCTCCACGCCAGTTTCAGAAGCTTGATCATGAATGGCGTTAGCTCGAACGCTTTCTCTGGTACTTTCACTTCCTGCGGTTCACCAGCGGCTTTATCAAATGCGGTGTGCCAGCTCTGTTTTGCAGTCCATGCCTCAAGCCAAAAAACCCATAATGCTTCGACCCATCGGTCTATATAATTTGGGCTATCCCGCCCCGGATTGCGCGGTGGCTTGAGTTCCCAGCCGACAATGCCGAGCATCTCGCCGCGCCGCCTCCGTTCAGGCGGGATGTACATATTGAGCCATTTGGCGAGAACGGTCTCAAAAGCAGGGCGCGCGTAACGCTCGATCTCGACTTCCTTAAGGTCATGTGCGTGAGGGGTATCCTTTCCGCAGATGTCGCAAGCGAACGTGCCGACGGACTCTTTCGCTGATTGCGGTAGACCCGGGGTGGCTGCGGCTTCCTCCGCGACCATTTCGGCATGCGTCTCGTCGGCCAGATGGCCGTAGTCAGTGGAGTCCCAAACGGCTCCGATGCCGCCGCATTCGCTGCATCCACTGCCGAGCGTGCAGCCAAAGATCTTGCTGCGCAGATAGCCGATAGAGTAGCCGTCTACGCTTTCGTGACAGCCTGAGCACGTAGCCCACATGCCGTCGCCATCGGAGACTTGCTCCCTGACGTTCGCGGCGAGCTGGTCCAAGATCTCCCGCTCGGCTTGCGACACGGCTTGCGCCTCGGGGAGATTGATTCGCCGCCGCACCCAAGCATTAGAGCTCAACCAGGCTTCCTTGAAAGCGAGCCACGAAACCTGAAGATCATCTTCTCTGTAGCCCAGGCTGTCGCGAAGCTTCCATTCCTTGAAGTTGTTGATGGTGATTTTGCCATAAGCTCTGCGGAAGCAACCCGTCAGCCGACCTTCCGCCCATTTTTCAAACTCCGGCCGGCAATATCGCTCGATCTCGGCATCACCGGGGAGGTGATTTTGGGCGCGTGTGTTCCAGAAGGCCATTGCCTCGTCGAACGTCGCGCCATGGATACTCGGCCCAACGCAGTCGTCGTTGTGGCATGTGATCAAGCCCATGTCTTCGTCCTCGATCGGGAGCGAGCCGCAGAATGGGCACGGTAGGATATCAATCGTAGTCATTGAGAAACCCATCCCCTTGAACGGCACACTTTTCTGCCGTTGTCATGTTTCGGTACTCTTCGCTGCTGTAAAAGGCGTTGCGTTTAGCGACCGTGGATAAATCCGGGCGTGGCTTTGTCACCCTGTCGGTCTCGGCATCGAGCTGCCTTGGCGAAAGCTGATCGATTTTAGCGGCAGCTAATTCAAGATGGCGCGCACAGCTTTCATCGCCGTTCTCGCGCATGATGTTCGCGCGTGCCCGTAAACCATCTGGCGTGACGGTTTCCGGAATTTCGTGTCTTTCGGTCTCGGCAGAGCAGGGCGAGAGAGCAGCGCGGACTTGCTGTTCATAGTCGCGAACCAACCGCATCGCGCTCGAAGCGGCGACATTGCGGCAAATCTCCACGACCGCATCATCATTGTCCCGCACTGCTGCGTCGTGCCGACGAATGGCTATTGCCAAGCGGTTGAACCATTCGGCCGCGCCCCACGCATCAACATTCTCGCTGAAGAAATTGAGGGGCCCGACCGGAGCGGCCGAGGGCTCGTCGCCAACCAGGATCATCAATTCGGTCGGGTGGTCGCGATCGCAGAGAATCGTAGTCTTGCCGCGGTCCACAGACAATACGCGCTTTGCTCTGACGTGCAGCCAGCCTGAGTTCACTTACTGATCCTCCCCGAGATTGCGGCCATGACGCCAGAGAGAGTCAACGCGACTAAGCCGATCGTCGCGAAGGCGACCCAGCGCGGGCAGAGGGTGTTTCCAACCCAGATCAGGTCGGTCATGCGATTTTCCTTCGTTCAAAATCAATATCGTGGATGTCGGCCAGCCCGTAGAAGAGCCGGAGTCGCTCGCATCGCGTCAGCCAGTGAAGCCGACCGGCCGAGCAATGGAGCAGGGGACCATCAGCATGCTTCCAGTCGACGCGCGGCTGGTTGCAAATCGGATAGCCCACATTGCCGTGATAGACGTAGCCTGGACGCTTGAGGCTCGGATCGCTGATGAAGTGCATCATCTCAAGACAACCCGTATTTGAGGATGACCAAAAATCCGAGCACGAACGGCAGCAGTGAGATCAGTGCCGCAAACTCGTCTAGCGTCATCGACTTCATCACGCGTGCCGCCGGCAATATCTCCGACGCGGACGCGTTGCGCGCCAGTTTTTTGTGAGCGCCAGCAGCGCGCCTTTGCTGCCTGTTCATGGCTCGCACATTTCCATCGCGACGACGTGCTCCGCAGCCACTTGCCTTGCATCGGCCACAAGAGCGTGAACCTCGAAGAGCGAGTAGCCGAAAGACGCCAGCACCATGACGGAATCGCCGTGGTCGACGAACGCGCCGGTCTCGACCAGGCGCGAGGCCATCTCGGCGACCTTGGCGACGCGCTGGGCGCGCACGGTATCGAGGCAGGGCGAGCCGTCGAGCAGGGGGTGAATTGTGATGACGCTCATGTGCGTCAGTTCCAAAAGATGCGAGCGCAATGGCAGCAGACAACGTCGCCGCACGATCCGATCGCACGGTGCTGGCCGTCGGCGCTGAATTCGCAGCGCTCAGCCGTTCCGAACGGATCCTCGAGCGCCGCCATCACGGCGGCGATCTCGCGTTCGCTGACGAAACGGACGGTCTTTGCAGTCTCGGCGTGGCGGGCCGGCTTGCGGGCGATTTGCATGGCGGTGGTCTCTCTGGCGGTTGAAGAGATCGCGGGGTGGGCGGCGGCGATACGCCAGATGTCGCCGCCCGGCCGCGCTGGTGTCAGGCGAAAAGGTTCTGGCTGTCGTGACGGGCATGCGGCGAGCGATGCCCGCGGTAGAAATTCCGCTTCTTCGCTGCACGCGCGACGGCGGACTCGAGCACCTCGCGCGTGGCCTGGTTGAAAAGCTCCGGATCGATGAAGCGCGGATGCAGGTCCTTCTGCTCCGCAAAGGCCTTCGACATTGTCGCGACCAGCACGCCGCGTTCCGACGGCTCGTGGATCGTCAGCATGGCCTTCGGCACCCAAACGGCCTTGGCGTAGACGCCGCAGTCGGAGACGAGGATCGCCTTGTCAGTCTGGTGATGACGAACGAGCACCAGGCAGGTCACCCCTAGGCTGGAGGGCGTGACCTGCCTGCGGTCGGAGCCGCGATGGCGACCGACGTAGATGATGTTCGACGATCGAAGAAGTGTACGCATGACGCTACTTTCTCACTGGTAGAAGAGGATCGGTCTTGTAATGGCGCCGATCCGATGCACCGACGAAAACGCTGATGTAGCCGCTCGCCGACGTGCAAACGCCGGCCTCGACCGCGCGGCGCGTCTTGTCGATGAGTTGGAGGGCGATCTTCTTGCTGACCGGAATGCGCTCGTCGAAGTCAGTGCGGAGATAGACCCATTTAGCGCGACGGATCTCGCGCTTGATGACGTCGAGGTCCTGCTCGTCGCGCCACTCGCTCTCGGTGGGCGATATCGGCGTGACGCCTGACATTGCGGGCGACGCGGCGATCATGAGCGCGCTCCGGCTTTGTCCGCGCGTTCCGCGAATATCTCGGCATACTCGCGAGCCTCTTGGCTGCCGAAAGGAAGCGGTCGCGGTCCGTCGATCGCCCTGGCTACGGCCGTGATGATCAGATGCTTGACCCACTCTTCGGGCAAATGACCCGGAGTCGGCTTGGCGGTGCTGATGAGATGGAAGCGACGCGCGAGCCGCCGCGCGTCATTCAAAAGGGCGGCAAGCGCCTTCGCGCCTTCGTCGGTCTCGCAATAGGGGCCGATCAGCGCGATGTCGTCGTAGCGCTCGCCGGTCTTGCGATGAACTCGGGCGCCGCAGGTGCCGTCATAGGAGGGGCGCACGACGTAGTCGCCGATCGCGGGATTGGCGGCCTGGGCGATCTTAGGCTTGGCGGATGGCAAGGCGGCTCTCCCGGGTGATGCGGGAGTGAGGGTACATATTGTACCTAGTCAGTCAAGGACAAAATGTACCGACTGCGTCTAGGGCCGTTCGCGGGGTGCGAAATGTCCCGAATCGCCCTTCTTTAGGGCCTGTTGCGCTTGACGCCGAGGAAAAGCCCGACCGAGTGGATGGCGACGTCGCGGATCGGCTCGGCGTTGTAGGAGATCAGGTCCTGCCGGCCCTTCTTCGAGCCGTGTTCGATCACCTTGAAGAAGCGCCTGCCGTCATCGAGGACGACGGCGCATTCGCGGCCGATCAGGGAGACGATATCGCGCCGCTCGGGGCCGACGAAGATGATGTCGAGATTCCGCGCCAGCGGAAGCATGCTGTCGCCTTTGACCTGGAATGCGACGGCATTGGGGTCGCCGATGTCAGCGGAGACACGCTCATAATCGTCACCGCCGTCCTGGAAGGGGCGAATCTCCTGGCCCGCGCCGATTTCGCCGATCAGCTTTATCGTGTCGAGGCCCTGCGGCCTACCTTCGCCGAACATGACCCAGCCGGGCGAGACTCTGTGGAACCGCGCGATGCTGAGCGCATGCTCGCTGGTCAGGCCGCGGTCATTCCCCCGCGTCTCGATCTTCTTGTAGACCTCGTAACCGATGCCATAGGCGTCCGCTGCCGCCTTCTTGGACTTCTTCAGGTCCTCGCGGAGGCCTCTTAACCATACCAGGCGGTCATAAACGTCTTTCATGGTCCGTTTTGTACCGATTTCGCGGGTACAAGTTGGACCAGAGCTTGACGAATCACCGGTACAAATCGTACCGGTTGGTGCATGAACGACGCTTTTGATTCGCACCGCTCCATCATCGATGCCTGGCCGGATCTCTCGGCCTTCGCGGCCGATGCCGGTGTGAGCTATGGCGCGGCCAAGGCCATGCGCCGCCGCAATCGCATTGTTCATGAGTATGTCAGCAACATCGTGAAGGGCGCCCAGGCGCGTGGCATTGCTGGCGTCACAGCTGACCGGATCGCCGAGCTCGTGGCGAAGCCGGTCGAGGAGGGAACGCCCTCATGACATCACCCCGCGCCACAGCCTCAGCCACCACCAATTCCAGCGCTCGCGCTCTGCGCGGCATTCCTGCGCGGCGTCGTGGACCCGATCTGCGGATTTCGTTTGAACGGCTTTTGTCTGCGTCATGTGTTGCGTCAGGAGTTGCGTCAGGAGTTGCGTCATGTCGATTGCCGAATCGTGCACATTACCGCCCGTCCGGCCTAGGAGAACGCGAGGAAATCAATTTCCTCGAAAGTACAGCGGGAAAATTCCTTCTCTGTTCGGGCGCGTCTGCATCGAAATTTGGGGCTGCTACAAGCCAAACATCCCGCTTGCTGCGCGGGCTGGCTGCACAGAGCGCCAGGCCAATCTTTACATCGAAGGCAAGACGCCGCCGTCTTACGAGGCGCTTATGGCAGTGCTCGACGAACTACGGCCCCGCAAGCGGGCTTGAGATTTTCGGCGGCCTATATCGGCGCGCCGCCGGAGAGGGCGTCATCCCAAGCGCCGATCATTCCTCGGAGATAGAACCCGATGAGCGACTCCAAATCACAAGTCGAAGCAATGATTGCGAAGGCGGCGGCGGCGGAAAAGCCGGACGATGCGATGAAATTCTCTCAAGCGGCTCTGAACGCTGCGAACGCAATGTGTTCGCTGAAGGAAGCCGCCAAGTCCTAGAATCCCAGGCGAAAGCAACCGAAGGCAAAACGGCGAGCACGGGCAATGCCACGATGGGGCCCGCGTCGGAAGGGTTGCGAGTAGGCGAACCGGCGCGGACCGGAAGGCTGAGTTGGCCGGCTTTAGGGCGAACCTCAAACGTCAGCGAACTTGGCGTGACGGGCGGAGAGAGTGCCGCACAGATCTTCAGTTCGGGCGACGGCCTTGGCATCCATCAGCCCGGGTCAATGACACGTGGGTTCGCTTTTCGGCGTCAACCTGCGTCGGGAAGGGCGCGTCAGCGCGCTATGTGCCCCGCGGTCGCCCGATTCAATCAGGGGAGGGCGGCATAATGGGGAGCAAGGCTAATCCAGGGCAATTCGATTGCTACGCGAGCGCGCTCCCGGACGAGCCTATGTTCATCCTCCTCGCGCGCGACCCCATGGCACCGATGATTGTCCAGAACTGGGTCAATGCGCGGAAGCATCTGATCGCGACCGGCGAAAAGCCGCTCGAAGATATGGACCTGGTCGATGAGGCCCTGACATGCGCCGCGGAGATGCGCGGATGGCGCTTCGACAACGAAGGCAAATGGCGTGTCCGCGCAGACGAGGGCGTCGATCCGACGACAGCCGATCTGTTCAAGCCCACAGGAAATCACGGGCTCGTTGATGCCGAGATTTGCTTCAACTCGCTATTGCTGGTTTGCGATACCGACGTCACCGAGGATCTGGTGGCCACCTGGACGCAAGAGCAGATGGACCGCGCTTACGATTGGGCGATGCGGCTTCATCTTCACGCGAGCGATAACTCCGGCGTCTTTGTCCCGGAGCGACCCGACTTCATTCCGAAATTCGCGAGGCTTGCCGGCACCGATAGCTGAAGCCCTCGTACCCAGTTCCCAGTAAGCGTCACCAGCGTATCCCGACATCACCTGCAGCTGCACCCGTTCGGTCATTTCCGGACGTGAGCTTCTGCGTCCCTGCAACAGGAGGCAATTCATGCTTGCCGACCAACCGATGCTGCACGACGCGATCACCGCATGCCTGGTCCACGGCATGATCGGTTCGCTGGTCTGGATGTGGGTCTACTGTCGCGGCCGGCTTGCCCGCGTCTACGCGACCGAGCTGACAGGGTCGGGCGACGTGCTCGACTTTCTCGGCAACGCCCTGATCACCCTGGTGCTGATCGCCGGCTGGCCCGCGATGCTGATCGCACTTCGGAAGGGCAGGCTGCAATGATCCACATCATCGACAATCTGATGCCGCTTCTGCCCATCATCCTCATCTCGATCGCGCTCTTGTTGGCGTGCGCGCTACGGATCGTCTGCCGAGGGACCGCGTCTTGGTCTTCGCCTTCCGCGGTGGCCGACGATCCGTTCTTCTTTCCCTTCGGCGAGATGCCGATCGTCCCGCGCGAGCGCCACCTGGTGGCGCGCGACTTCCGCGCCTGGGGCATTCCAGATCATCCATCGCAGTTGCCGGTCGCCCTCCGGCGAAACGAGAGCGGCGGCCGTCCAGTATCCCTGTCGGGGACGGCCGTCGTTCTCACCTTTCCGCAGAGGAGGGCCTGATGCAGCAGCATCTCACCCGCGCCGAGCAGGCCAATCTGATCGCCGGCCATGCCGTGTCCTACGCCACCGCCTATCTCGACGGCCGCCACACGGCTCAGCAGCTCGCCGATAACGCCGATCGGCTGTTCCTCGACCTGCTGGTGATCAGCAACCCCGAGACCAGCGCCTTCCTCGTGCCGGTGCAGCTGCTCGCGGTCGCCATGATGCGAACCGCCCGACGCAAGATCCCGGATTCGCTCGATACCGATGCGCTGGCCGAGCGCTGGCACGCGGTGATGGCCGCGCTGGTCGAGCTTGTCCTCAACGAAAGCCGCCAGCTGAACAAGGACCGCGCATGAAGCCGCTCTCCGAGCACATGACCGTGCTGATCGCGACCGCCGAGGACATGATGCGGCGCCCGGTCCATCAGATCCCGACGCATCTGCCAGCGGGCTTCTCCGAGGTCGCGGCCGCGATCAAGCAGGCCGACAACTCTCCCTGCGACGGCATCCGCGCCACGCGGCCGGCGGTCGTCATGTGTACGGCGATCGAGGCCTACTTCGCCGAGCCGCAGTCGCAGGACTACTGGCAGATGTTGATCGGCGCAACGCTGCCGCTGCTGCGGCGTGCGGCCTGGCAGGCGCTTCGCAATGAGCGTGCGGTGTCCGAGGAGGCGCGGCGATGAGTGCCAGATGTCTGCCGCCCGAAGAGACCCTCGGGGAAGTCGATCGGCGCCTCGCTGATGCGCTCCGCCAGGTCGCCAACAGCGCGCTCGGCATGCCCGGCTCCGTCGACACGTTCAAGGCCATGCTCGATCGCGCCGATCTCGCGCTCGTCCTGAAAGAGGAGCTGCGACCCTGATGGCCGATCGCAGTGCAATCGAATGGACGGACGCGAGCTGGACACCCGTCCGGGCCCGCAATCTGATCACCGGCAAGGTCGGCTGGCATTGCGAGCACGCGACCACTGGCTGCGAGCACTGTTATTCCGAGGGCTTCAACAAGCGCCTCGGCACCGGCCTTCCGTTTAAGCCCGGCCATCGCAAAGACATCGAGATCTTCCTCGACGAGCAGATGCTGACCCAGCCGCTGCGCTGGAAGAAGCCGCGCAAGATTTTTGTTTGCTCGATGACTGACGCGTTCGCCGACTTCGTCACCGACGAGATGCTCGATCGGATGTTCGCAGTCATGGCGATGTCGCCGCAGCATACGTTCCAGGTGCTGACGAAGCGTGCGAAGCGGATGCGTCGCTATCTGACCAACGCCGATCAGAACGAGGCCGCGAGCGTCGGGATCAGGTCGCCCGGCTTTACCGTTAACCAGCGCGTTCAGGCGCTGGTCGCCGATTACATGAAGCTCGGAAAATTCCGGGTCAACGGCTTCGGTCCACTCTACAAAGAGGATTGGGAGCGCGCGAAGCCAAACCTTCGGCCGCTGCCCCTGCAGAACGTCTGGCTTGGCGTCTCGGCCGAGCGGCAGCCGGAGGCAGATGAGCGCGTTCCGGAACTACAGGCGACGCCGGCGGCCGTGCGCTTTGTGTCGCTCGAGCCATTGCTCGGTCATATCTCCCTGCACGCCCTGAATCTTGCGACGCCGACGCCATCGGATGCGCTGCGCGGCGTGCAATGCGTGCCTGACGGCAGTCTTGAGGGGCATCACAACGAGCAGATCGCGAAGCTCGATTGGGTGATCGTTGGCGGGGAGAGCGGGCGGGACGCACGTCCAATGCATCCCGATTGGCCGCGATCGCTGCGCGACTGGTGTCAGGCGTGCGACGTGGCCTACTTCTTCAAGCAATGGGGCGAATGGGCTCCGTCGACGCCGGAGGAAGCCAGGGGCAATCCGCACTCTGGCTGGCAGGCGAACGCCGCGCATCCCCATGTCGCCAAGGCATCCGCGCTCTATCCGGAGGCCGGAGCGAAGTTCATCGCCCGGGTCGGCAAGAAAGCCGCCGGCCGTCTCCTCGACGGCGTCGAGCACAACGAATTCCCGCGGGTGCCGGCATGAGCACGCTCCGCGCCATCGATCCAAAACCCTTCCTGGCCCGTCTGCCGCGCGGTCCGAAGTCGGAGGTCGGCGATCGGCCGGAGCTGCAGTGGCTCAAAATCGCGAAGCTGCGAATTGACCCGCAGTACCAGCGCGAGATCGGCCGCCGTGGCGCCGACAACATCGTCGCGATCGTGCCGCAGTTCAAATGGGCGAAGTTCACGCCTGTCGTGGTGGCGCCGATCGGCGAGGGGCTTTTCGCCATCATCGACGGTCAGCACCGCACCACGGCAGCGGCTGCCCGCGGCTTCGAGTCCGTGCCTTGCGTCATCATCCAGGTCGACCAGGCCGAACAGGCCGACGCCTTCGTAGCCATCAATGCCAATGTCACGGCGATGTCGCCGCTGCAGTTGCATGCCGCGCGCCTTGCCGCCGGCGACAAGGGTGCTTCGGACCTGACTGACGTCTGCCGCGAAGCGGATGTCTCGATCTGCCGTTATCCAGTCCCAGCGAACAAGATGAAGGCAGGCGAGACACTCGCCGTCGGCATGCTTCAGGCGGTGCTGGCGAAATACGGCCGCGCCGTTCTCGTCGCGGCACTCTGCTGCATCACGAAGACACGCCGCGGCAACCCCGGCATGATCCGCAAGCAAGTGGTTGAGGCGCTCTGCGCCGTGCTCGAGGCGGAGCCCGACTGGCGCGCCGATCACAAGCGCATGGTCAAGGCCATGCAGACCTTCGACTTCCTGGCGCAGTTCAACGCGGCCCGGACGGCCTCGATCGAGACGGGCGCCAAGGTCGTCGATGGCCTCGTCGACGCGATCGGCCAGCATCTCGATAGCAAAATGGCGGAGGTGTGCTCCGCATGACCCAGCTCGCCGCCTACGATCGCGCCCGCGTCGCGCTTGCCGAGGCCACTACGGTCGGCGAGGTCCTCTCGATTCGCGACGAGCTGGAGCACGTCAAGCTCTACGCGAAGCAGATCAAGGCCAAGGCACTCCTGGAAGATGCGATCGCGCTGCAGGTCCGAACCGAGCGCCGGCTCGGAGTTCTGCTCGCAGCCGCAAAAGAGGCAGGCCAGATCGCGGAGGGCCGCAAGCGCAAAGACGACGCCGGCGAACGCGTCACGCTCGAGGAAATCGGCGTCGATCGTAAGCTCTCGGCGCGGGCTCAGCGCGCCGCGGCGCTCGACGATGACGATTTCGAGGATCTGATCGCTGCGACGCGCGAGAAAGTCCGCGCCGGTGGCGCCATCCTGGTCGATCCGATTCAAGCCCACGCCAAGGAAGCCGAGGTCGCCGATCGGCGTGCCCAGCATGCCGCGCGCACCACCAACGGCGGTTGCGTCGCGGATCTCGGCGCGCTCGCGCTGACCGGCAAACGCTTCGGCTCGATTGGCGCGGATCCGCAGTGGAAATTCCTGACGAGGTCGGCTGCCGGAGAAGGCCGGTCGGCGAACATCCATTACAAGACCGAAGAGGTCGACAAGATCAAGGACCTCCCGGTCAACCAGCTGCTCGCCGATGACGGCGCCTTCTACATGTGGATGGTCGACTGGTGTCCGCAGGACGCGCTCGACCTTTTGTCGCACTGGGGCCTGCGCCACGTCACGACCGCCTTCACCTGGATCAAGACCAACGGTGATGATCCCGATCTCAACGTCTGGGAAAAGAGCACATGGCACCTCGGCCAGGGCTACTGGAGCCGGGCCAATCCGGAGCAGTGCTGGCTCGCCACAAAGGGCAACCCCAAGCGCCTTTACGCCGACGTGCGCCAGCTGATCGTCGCCCCGGTGATGGAGCACTCCCGCAAGCCAGACGAATGGCTCGATCGCATCGAGCGCCTCACCGAGGGCGATTACCTCGAGCTCAATGCGCGCCGGCCCAGAAGAGGATGGACTTGCTGGGGCGATGAACTCGAATGGACGGGGAGAGCAGCATGAACGGCAATCATAGGCCCTGGTCCGAGGAGGACTGGACCACTCTCAAGCGCATGCGCGCCGAAGGCGAGAGCTGGACAGCAATCGACAAGGCGCTCGGGCGCGCGCCCAGGACGTCCCGTAGCAAATGGGAAAATGAGCAAGGGAAGGAACGTGCCCGCGCCGACAAAGCAGCAGGCGCGATACGTCCTACACCAGCGGAGCATCAATCCCTGACGGCGGCGTTCTTCGGCGATCCGCTTCCAGGTCGCAGCGCGCTCGATCGCCGGCAGGCCGTCGTCTCGAACCGGTCAATATCGCTGGCGGAAGCGCAGCCATGACCTTCCGCGCGCGCCCGGCAAACCTCCGCCAGCATGAAGCCATCGCGATCGAGCACGAGGGCCAGCGATACAAGATCGGCCTCGGCCGCCAGATCGCCTGCAACGGCAGCTGCGGCGGTCATTATCGGTTCACGCCGGTCGTCGAGGTGTTCCTCAACGGGCAAAAGGTCAACTCGCCGATAGACGTCCTGGTCTCCGACGCCGCCATCCTGATGTCGATGCTGATCCAGTACGGCTGCCCGCCTGCGGACATCTTCCACGCAATGAAGCGCAATCCGGACGGCTCGCCGGCTTCGCCGTTGGGGCGTGCTGCGGCTTACCTCGTGGAGGAGCAGTGATGAGCACGCCGCTGCACCAAAGAATGCTTGCATTCGACCATGGAAATGCCGAGTGCGCTGCGTTGATGGAGCGCGTTTGGCGCGACACTCCGTGGATGGTCGACGTCTACAGCGGCGGATATTCGCGTGATCGCGACCGCGAGCACAGCATCCTAATGTGGTGCTACGAACAGTTCGGAGAACAGTGTTCGGTAATTCACGGACGGTCGGGCCGATGGCAACGTGGCTCGGCCACGATCGATGGCTGGACTTGGTTCGGCTTCTCAACCGAGGCCGAGATGAAGGCTTTTGTCGATCGATGGCCAACGCCTAAAGGCGTGAGCGTGCCGCAATGACTGACATCGAGCGCCAGATCTTGCTCAACCAGATCGCCATCCTCGAGGCGATGATTCCGCACGGCTCGCCAGGCCCTGACGGCACGCGCGAGATCCTGCGCAAGCGCTATCGCGAGACGGCCGAGCTTGTCCGTCAACACTCACCCAACCCACAACGATGAAGGGAATCCACCGCCATGGATATCAAGGTCCCGCTGAAGATGCTCAAGTTCGGCCACGAAGACGGCGAGGGGATCAACGCCCGCGTCGCCGGCCGCGATGACGGCATTGCCGCTCTTGCCGCCAATCTCAATGCTAACGGCCAGATCGAAAACCTCATCGTCAAGGACGCCGGCGACGGATTCTACTCGGTCGCCAACGGCAACCGCCGTCTCGCGGCCTTCCGGATGATGTACGGCGAGGGATCGGATCATGAGATCGGCTGCACGCTGCACGAGGTCGACAACGCCAAGGCGTTCGAATATTCGCTGACGACCGCCATCACAGCCGAGCAGCTTCATCCGGTCGACCAGTACGAGGCATTCGCTCGCCTCGAGGCGAGCGGCAAGACCGAGGAAGAGATCGCGCAGCAGTATGGCCTGACGGACAAGCAGGTCCGTCAGCGGCTGGCGCTGGGTCGATTGAGCCCGCAACTGCGGCAGGCCTGGCGCGCGGGCGAGATCAAGGCCGAGGTCGCGCAAGCCTTTACGCTCGCCCTCGACCACGTCACCCAGGACAAGCTCTTCGCGAAGCTCGACAGGGCCCACGCAGTCACGGTGCACAACGTCAAGCGCGAACTCGGCGCCTATGCGACGGATGAAGAGATCACCCAGCTGCTGAATGTCGTCGGCACCGAGGCCTATCGCGCCGCCGGCGGCCATGTCACTGAGGACCTGTTCGGCACCTCGCATATCATCACTGATGAAACGCTGCTGAAGCAGATGGCGCGGCAGCTGCTGATCGCGAAGTGCGAGGAATTCACCGCAGCCGGTTGGGGCTGGGCGGAGGTCCTGTCCGATCTGCCTGTAGGGGCGCGCCATTGGCCGATCTCCGAGGTCAAGACGAAGGTCTTTGAGGGTGACGAGGAGCAGCAGCTGGAGCAGCTCCGGGCTCGCCTGACCGAGCTCGACGATAGCGACGTCTTCACCGACGAGATCGAGAAGGAGCAGGACCGGCTCGCGACCGAGGTCGACGCGATCGAGCAGGCCGTGAGGATCCGCAGCTACAACGAAAAGAAGCGCAAGACGCTTGGCTGCATCGTGACGATCGAGGACGGCAGAATCGTCGTTCTGGCGGGCATCAAGCGCCCGGAGGTGGCACAAGCTCGTGACGATGACGACGCGCCTGGCGCTGGCTCGGGCAAGACGGCGCCGGTGGCGTCGGCGAAGGCGGCTCCCGAAGAGCCGGAGATCTCGAACGCGCTGCTGCACCGCCTCTCAGTGCAGCTCACCCAGGCGGCAGCCACGGCCCTCATCCAGGATACGCCTTTGGCCCTCGCAGTCCTGCTCGCCGGCTTCGACACCTATGGCGGCAACGGCGTCAAGGTGTCCGTCAGCGGCCTTGGCATGGGCGGATCGCCGGGCAAGCTGTTCGGACAGCCCGACGACCTGCCGCGCACGCTGGCGCTCGCCGCGAAGCTGAAGCCGGCGGAGAAGCTGGATCTCCTGGTCCAGGTCGCCGCCGGCGCCCTCGACTTCCAAAACAGAAGCCTCGATGGTGGCGCCGACGCGCATGACCCAATCGTCTCGATCTGCAATGCGATCGAGCCGAAGGTGCTTAACGCGGCGCTGCGCGGTGCCTTCGATGCGAAGGATTACTTCGCAGGCGTCAACAAGGCGCTTTGCCTCAAGGCGATTGAGGAGGCACTAGGCCAGGATCTGGCGCGCCAGCAGGCGAAGAACTCGAAAGCGGAGATAGCCGCCTTCGCCGTCGAGAACGTGCCGCCGACCAACTGGCTGCCGCTCCAGCTGCGCGCAAAGGGCTATGACGGACCGCCAGTGAAGAAGGCGACCGGCAAGCTCGCGCCGGCGCGCGCGAAGAAGCCTGCCAAGGCCGCAACGAAAAAGGCCGTCAAGAGACCCGCCAAAAAGACGGCGAAAAAGAAGTAGAGGCCATGGTGGGCGAGGCATACGAGGGCGTGGTGGCGTTTCGGCCGGAGACGATCGGCCGCGAGGTGATCATGCTCGGCCGTGTCCAGGTCGGCGAGATCATGCGCAATGACGGCGCCCGTCATCAAGCCTGTTTCCGTCTGACGCTGCCGGAGGCCTCGGCTTCGACGACTTGGCGACCGGCGCGCGATATCGTCGACGCTCGCCGCCTCGCCCTGATCAAGATCAACGACTGGCTCAATGCGGCCGGCCTGGTGCCAATGGGAGGCGCAGCATGACGTCGCGCACCAAAGAGCAGAACCGCGAATACATGCGCGAATATATGCGGGAGCGGCGGCGCGGCATCAAGCGCGATGCGCGGGAGGCTAACGAACGCCGGCCGATCGTGCCGCCGCCAGCGCGCTACGCCGACCTGACTGCCGCAATCCTCAAAGATCCGCCGATCGGCCGCCGCGCGATCGACGCCAGGCAGTTGATTGCCTGTCACCAGCCCGAGGAGGGATCATGACCGAAGAGCAGATCAAGCATTTAGTGGACCGTTTTCTCAGCTGGCATCTGCCGCGGGACTTCAATCCCGACGGCGGTATCCGCTTCTCGCGAGCGGTCCCGGCCAGCGCCGACCGTCCGATCATTCAGGACATGCCGACCGGCACAAACTTGCTCGATGCGAGGCAGGCGGACGAATTGGTTCGTCACATGATCGAAGGAATGCCGGACGGCCCTCTGGAGAGCTTCGCCTGGCTGATCGAGGCCCCGGGACAACACTATCTCCGCGCGGTCAAGATTGGCAGCAACGAGTTTCGCTGGACCAAGGACCACGACGAGGCAATCCGCTTTTTCAGCGAGCAGCAAGCCGATGATACGATGATGTCTTTACGCGCGCTCGTGCCTGCGCTTTTCGGCTTCGAGGCCACGCTGGGCAATGCGAAGGCCGTTGAGCACGGGTGGATGTCGTGACCGACGAAACCCGAGAATCGCCAGAGACGTGCCCGACCTGCAGACGCTACACCGAGACCGGTCGGCAACAGCTTGCACTGCAGCACCGCGCTAGGCCGCTTTCCTGCATCGATCTGTCACGCCCGCTCGAATGCGTCATCGACGACCTGCGCCGTGAAATGGTGGCGCTTCGCGGGAAGCTCAACGACGTGAAGATGGGATTCACCGGTTGGGCCGAACAGATTGCTCCTGTCGAAGGGCTGCTGACTTGCGGCATCGTCTCGATGTTCAACGTTCTCGAGGACGCTAGGGAGCATCGGCAGAAATGGGAGAACCAGCCGGAGCAAGGAAATAAGTCTCACCAGCCGGAGGGTGAGCGATGAAGGCGATTTCGTTATGGCAGCCCTGGGCATCGCTTATTGCCGTGGGTGCCAAGCCCTTCGAAACCCGGCATTGGGCGCCCCCGCGTGAGTTGATCGGCAAGCGCATCGCGATCCATGCGGCGAAGAAGGTCGACAAATACGGTCGCGCGCTGGCTGAGGACGTTTGCTACGGGCAAGAAAAACATGGCGGCGTCGAGTTGGCCGATAAGGTCAGTGCGTCGATCAAAAATATTCCAGAGCATCTACTGCAGACGTTCGGAATGGCGCTGCTGCCTGTCGGCTGCATCGTTTGCACCGCCAAGCTTGACGCGGCGTTTCAGCTTGGCGACCAGGCGCAGGGCACAGCGCGGCCGGCCGCTAGCGTCGTGCGGCGCATCGTCAGCCGATCGTTCCCGGATTGCTTCACCGTTCGATACGACAATTTCGGAGACTACAAGGCCGGCCGATGGGCTTGGCTGCTATCCGACATCGCGCCGATTGTGCCGACCGGCGCCGTGGTCGGTCGTCAGGGATTTTTTGAAGTCGGAGAGATCGGGCAATGACCGACGAAACCAGACAATCGCCGACGCGAACCGTGTCGCACACCATCGTAGGCGCGGGATGCAGTCGACCCTGCGATTTAAGCGGACATGTGGAGATCGTTGAGCCAACTACAGGCCGTGTTACCGGCCGCCTGCCGGTCTGCAAGACCTGCGGCTCGATCGCCAGCTTGCCGATCGAACAGCTGAACACGTCTCACCCGCGGGAGGGCGGACGATGAAAAAGCAAATGCGCTACGTCGTCGAAACCAGGCTTACCGGCAATTTTCAATCTCTGTCCGATGCCAAGGCGTGGGCAAAGGAGCAGCGCGAGAACGATATGCAGGTGACCGCGCCGCAAAAGCTGGTGACGGGCGAATGGCTCTGCATCGCGACCGAAACGTCGACGATTGAAAGCTACAAGCTATGACCGACGGAGGCGCGGCTGTGACCATGAATATCGATCTTCCGCGGCATGCTTCGGACAAGGTGACGCGCGCTCTCAAGGACGTGCTGCAGCTCACGAATGACCCCGGCGAGCGCCTTCGCATCTGTCTGCTGGCTTCCGGGGTCTGCGTCGGAGGAGCCGGCCAGGCGCTTGCCCAGAGCGCCAAGCGCGATGGCGAACATGTCTCCGAGCTCGATGCGAAACTCGAGATCGTGAAGCTTCTCGGCATCCTCGTGTCACAGGGCGCCGACGGCGTGTGGAAGTATCTTGAGGAGGGCAAATGAAGCCGCCCGGCAAAACCACACTCGCCCGCATGCAGCGCACCGCCATGCTCGAGGCGGAGCGCATCGAGATCACCCGGGACTACTGGGTCAAGGATGGCCGCATCAGCGTGCCGGAGCCGCACCTGGTCGAGCGCCGTGACGACTTCGCCGGCATGGTTCGAATGATCGACGCCATCAATGGCGATCCGGATCTGCTCGAGCGCCTCAAGCGACGGATGGCCGCACATTCTGCTGCCGCGGAACTGCCGCCGGCGGCTGATACTGAAGCGAGCGAAGCGGACGTCATTGAGACCGACGGGAGCGAGGTTTCAGAGTGATGGCGCTTATCTCCGAAGACGAGCTCGATGAAATCCGCGCGCGCAACCCGATCTTCGACATTGCCTCGGGATATACCAAGCTGCGCCGATCGGGCGGAAAGCTGCTCGGTCCGTGTCCTATGTGCGGCGGCAAAGTATCGTCGGGCCGCTTTGAGGTCTTCGAGAAGGACAACAGCTGGGCCTGCTACGCCTACTGCAACACCGGCGGCGATGTGATCAGCCTGGTGCAACAGGTCGAGGGCTGCGACTTCCGCGCCGCGATCGAGAAGCTCGGCGGTCGCACCGCGATCGACGCCGCGCGCGCCAAGGAACTGTTCGAGGAACGCGAGCGCAAGCGTCTGGCGCGCGAAAAGACATCGGCCGATTATCGTGAGGCGGAGCGCAAGCGGCTGTTCCGGACATGGAGGAGCGCGCTGCCGATCCACGCAACCACCGCCTCGTTTTATCTCGAGGCCCGCGGCCTGGCGTTGCCCGATCATTGTCCCGGGCTGCGCTATCTGCCGTCGATGGCCTACTGGCACGGCGAGCAGCTCGATGAGCACGGCCGCAAGTCGCCGCGGCAGATCCATAAGGGTCCGGCGATGTGCGGGGCCTTCATCAGGCCGGATGGCAAATTCGGAGGCCTGCACCTCACCTGGCTGGCGACACATGAGAGTAACGAACTACACCCCCTGCTGACATTTTCTAAGGCCGAGATCCTCGACCCCGATTCCGGCGAGGTCCTCAATTCCAAAAAAATGCGCGGCTCCAAGACGGGCGCCTATATCGCCATCGTGATGCACGATGCGCCGCGGCGCCTGGTGATCGGTGAGGGGATCGAAACCGTGCTCTCTGTCTGGACCGCGATGCACCAGGCCGGCCGCCCGCTCGACGACATGGCCTTCTGGGCCGCGGGCGACCTCGGCAATCTCGCCGGCCGTGCGAACAAGACGATCAACCACCCGACCTTGAAGCGGCCGAACGGTCAGCCCCAGAAGGTGCCCGACCGGTTTCCGGATCTCGATGATCCCGGCCTTTCGATTCCGGAATCGGTTGACGAGCTCATCCTGCTCGGTGATGGCGACAGCGAGCCTGTGCTGACCGAATACGCTATGGAACGCGCCGCGCGCCGCTATGCGCGCGAAGGGCGCGTTATCCGGATCGCGTTCGCGCCGGCGGGACTGGACTTCAATGATTTGCTGAGGGCCGCATGAGTGGGTCGATAATACTGGCGATGGCGCGGATCGCGCGTGAGACCGACGCGCTGGGGTACAGTGAATTTCCTAATTACATGGTCCCGAATATGCGCCAGTGGGCGAGGGAAGGGCTTGTGGATATCAGCACGGGCCGAACCGGCAACCGCGCAGTGATCACCGAAGCCGGCCGCGCTCTCGCCAGAAAGGCGATCGCGCCCAAATGACTCAAGAAGCCGTCCTCGACTTGGTCGACAACGCCCCCGCGTTCGTCGACGTGGATCCCGCAACCCTCGCGCGGGCCGAGCGCAAGTTCGGACTCGAGCAGCTCAACGCCGGCCTGGTGCAGATCCGCGCGGCCGAGGGCGACGACCGGGCGCCGGCGCTGTCGGCGATCGCCGAGCAGCTCGGCCAGCTGGCGGCCGCCGGCGCGATCGACGAGCGCTTCGCCAAGGCCTCGCTCGAGGACGTCGCCGCCGGCGTTGGCCTGATCCGCGATCTCGGCGCGAAGGCCGTCAAGGGCGCGATCGTCGCCGGCCTGAAGCTTGGCAGGAAATCTCCCCGGGATCTGACCGAGGTGCGACGCGCCGCTTCAGCGGCGCTTGGAGCACCTCAGATCAATGGGCGCCCGCGAGAGGCGGGCGGCAATATCATCTCTTTCCCGGCCGACAGGCCGGACCCTGCGTTTCCGTCTTCCGCTTTGTCCTTCCCCCGCACCCCCTCGGGGGAAGAAGAGGAGCAAAACGAAACCCTCGCAGATCAAGACGATGATCAACCGCCGCCCGATGACAAGGTCAGCGATGAGACGTTCCGGGAATGCGCAGGGCTGGATCAATCCGACGTCGACAACGGCAAGCGCCTGATTGCCTATTTCGGCCGCGACCTCATGGTGCGGCAGGAAGACGACGTTGCAGCTGGCCAGATGCTGGCCTGGACCGGCACGCATTGGGATCTCGCCGGCGGCGAAGCGCTTGCGCACCTGATCGGCCAGCGCGTCGGCGATCTGATCAAGCTGGAAGCGGCCTACATCGAGTTTTCGAACTCGGAGGCGCGCGCGGTCAATGCGGCCGAGGCGGCTGCCAAAGAGCTGAAGGATATCGTTCCGGACCATACTGCGGAACAAAATGCGAGGGTTGAAGAGCTGCTCGCGATCGTCGCTGCGGGGAAAAAGGCCCGGACAGCGCTCTCGACGCGGCGCGCCAACCGCAAGAAATGGGGCATCTCCACCAAGAACGCCGGCCGCATCGCCGCCATGATCAAATGCGCTGCGCCGCATCTGCGCCGGCATCCCGACGCGTTCAACGCGGATCCGCTCAAGGTCGCGACCAAAACACATACGCTCTCGTTCGTGCCAAAGCTCGATCCGGAAAATCCTGATCCGGACGGCAAGCGCTCGCTGGTCGTGGACGGCCGCGTCCAATACGAGCTGATCGCCAAGCCTGGTCACGACCGCGAGGATCTGCTCACGGCCGTCATTCCGTTTGCCTACAAGAAAGATGCGACGGCGCGCCAGTTCAACGTCTTCCTCGATCTGTTCCAGCCCGAACCCGAGAAGCGCCGCACGGTCCAGCAATATTCGGGCATGAGCCTGACGGCGCAGCCGGTGCAACGCGTGATGTTCCACACCGGCACCGGCGGCAACGGCAAGAGCGTCTTCCTCGAGGTGCTCGCGCGCGTCTTCGGCGATGGGCTATCGGTCGGCGTGCCGGCCGAAACCGTCTCCGGCGTGGTGGCAAATAATCCGAGCGCACCGACGCCTGACATCGCGCGCTGCTATGCCAAGCGCTACCTGCGCATCGCCGAGCTGCCGAAGGATGCTCCGCTCAAGATGGAGACCATCAAGAAACTGACCGGTGGCGAACGATGGCCGGTGCGCACGATGTACAAGGGCTACTTCGAGTTCAAGCCGACCGCCAAGCCGCACATGAGCGGCAACGGTGAGCCGAAGTTCGATGGCTCGGACGGCGGCATGAAGCGGCGCCTGGCGATCGTGGAATGGTCCGTGACGCTGCCGCCGGAACGGCATCGCGACTTCGAGGACGTCGTCTCCGAGATCGTCGCCGAAGGTTCTGGCATCCTCAATTGGCTGATCGCCGGCGCCCTCGATTTTCTCAACAACGGTTTCATCCTTTCCGAGGATGTGCTGCAGACGACGGCCGAGCACTTCGCCGAGATGGATCCCGTCGGCCAGTTCGCGGACGCTCATGTTAAGCCCGATGCGGGCGGACCAGGCGTTCCGGCGCGCCAGATGTTCCTTGCCTACAAGGCGTGGAGCGAAGCCAACGGCAAGGCGCACATGCACGAGACCCGGTTTGGCCGCACGATGAAGAAGAAGTTCAAGCGCGACGATAGTGGCCGCATTCACCGCTATGTCGATGTCGCGCTGCACGACGTGCCCGAAAGCCCGACCCAGCCTGGCTCGCAGTCCTCGCCGCCTGATGACGGCTATCAACCACCGAGTAGGCATCCCGGCGATGAGGAAATCTGACGATGAAAGGGTGCCTCTGTTGCAGATAGGTCACCGAGGGTCGCGGTTTTTGCGAGGGTTTGTCGAGGGTTCATCAGAAACCCTCGACATTCGACATGTGCCTGTGCCGCAACGGCTTTCTCAATCGCGTCGAGGGTTTCGAGGGTCTCGCGCGCGCATACACATGCGAGAGAGGAAGCGGACGCACAGGGCGTGGTGCGCAACAGCGGCGCGCAAATAGATAAAGATGACTCAGGCGTTACACGGAAAAACCCTCTTCACCCTCGGACTCTCTATTTTTTAAGGCTCAAACTCTCGAACAAACCCTCTCCAAACCCTCGAAAACCCTCGAAAGAGATCAAACAAACTGTTCTTCTGCAAAATCAACTGTATCTACCTTGGTACAGTTTCTCAAAAAGCGGAGATTAGAAATGCTTGTCGAATACGATGCGGCCTCGAAGTTGCTTTCGGCTGCTCTGAATTCCAAAGACGTTCAGCGCGTGCTCAAGAGCCGTGATGAGCTGGAGATGCTGAAGCTGCAGGCAAAGCGAGTGTTGGACAGGCAGTTGCTAGCTGACGCGACAGAGTTCCAGATGAGGGTGGAGCGGTGGCTCGGCGTCTTGCTCGGTGACGCGAAGAATGCCGGTTATCTTGGCGAGGGTCGTAAGCGGAAGGATGAAGGAAGTCGCGTTACGCTCCGTGATCTCGGTATCGACCGGAAACTTTCCGCTCGTGCGCAGAAGGCTGCGGCGCTCAAGGACGACGCGTTTGCGGAGATTGTCTCTGATGTGCGCACCAGGATCGTGTCTGGCGGCGCGCATCAATTGAACCCGAACTCGGCAACTCGTGGTGGGTCAGCTGCGTCGGACGAAAGCTTGTTCGATCGGCCGCTGCTGGATGGCACCCGGATCGGCAATGTTCGCCTCGGAAAGCTCAGAGGGCGAATTGAGGCGCTGGTGGCGGAAGCAAAATTGCTTCAAGCGATCCACGATCATGTTGGCGGCAGCGGCGATGGGTTGGCGACAGTCGCCAGCGCGATCAGCGAACACAAACTGCAGGAGATTGTTCTCGGTATCGAATAAAAAAAAGCGCAGCGTCTGGGCAACGCCGCGCAAACTAAGAAATCCGCCATCGGTGGACTGACGGCCAGCAAATCGACAGGGAAAATCGAGATGTTGGAGCTATCGAATGAAGCCGATCGCGCAAGCGCTCGAAGACCTGTCTCCAGAGGTGCGTGCTGAATTACTCCGGCCTGCGCAGTCACGCGATCCGCGGTATGCCGAGATCGTCGACGGACTGGATCCGCGCTGGCACGTTGTCGAGGTGTTTGCATCGGCGCAGGCCGAAGTCGCCGAGGTGCTCATCGGACATCGCTTCGGGGTGTATGTCCCGGAAGTCGAGGAAACCATCATCAGGCGCGGCCGGAAGGTCGACCGTCGCGTGCCGATGTTCTCCGGCTATTTGTTCGTCTTCATGTGGTACAGCGATCAGCACTGGCAGTGCATCAGCAACATTCCTGGCGTCGTCGAGATTGTCGGCGCGCTGAGCGATGCCGAGATCGATGTGGTGCGTACCATGGAAAACATGAAGCGCCCTGTGATCATCGACATCGAGCCGGAGCCTGAGCCCGAACCTGCGCCTGTTGTGAAATCGAAGTCCAAGAAAAAGCGGCGCTGGAAAAACCGCAAAGGCGCCAAGGCCAAAGATCTTAAACCGAAGGTGATCACGGAAGCCCACCTGCGAGCGCAGATCATAACAACCCGTGCATGGTCGGCGTTCGATGACGTACTACAGCTTGACAGCGAGGGAAGGAATCAGACCTTGATGCGCGCCTTGGGCCTGTCCTAGTACCGACCGCATCACACGGAACGCCGGAACAGACAGACCATCGAAGCTTTTCCATAGCTTCATCCAATCCGGCAATGTGCCCAAAGCAATACCAGAGCGCGCTGTCCGACAGGCGCGTCATGACAAACGGTCGCTGGAGCGGACAGCTGGCAATCTACCTGAAGCCCGGACACGGAAACGTGCCGGGCTTTTGTGTTGCATAGGTGTGTGCAGCGAAGTCGCCTCCTTGCACGTGAGGGCAACAGCGCCGACCGCAGCAATGCGGTCGGCGTTTTCGTTTGCATAGGTTGTGCGGTCGCGCGCCTGTGCGTTGCCGCTGCCCCTCCTTGGGCGCTTCCTCCCTAGACTTGGGGCCGCTTGCATCATCGTAAGCGGCCCAATCTTTCTCTGACGGTCAAAGGTAGGATGCCCGTTAAGCCGCCCACGTTTAGGCCTCAAGGCCAACGCAGCCGCAGGCAAGCCAATGTCGAGTACGATGCCAAGCGCGGCAGTGCCAGGCAACGTGGTTATAGTCCGAGGTGGGACAAGGCAGCCTATGCCTACAAGGGCCTTCATCCGTTCTGTGTAGGGTGCAAGGCGGTCGGAAGGTTGGTTGCGTGCGAGGTGGTCGACCACATCATCCCCCATAAAGGGGATCAAAAACTGATGTGGGACGGGCGGAATTGGCAGTCTGCGTGCCGTTTCCATCATGACGTCGTGAAGCAGAAACTCGAGGTCATGTTCGCCCAAGGCGATGTCAGCGCCCCCGATCTACACCTCAACAGCGCGATTGCCGTCGAATTGACGCGCGATTTGGTGCCTGAGCTGCGACACCCCCCGGGGGGCCAAAATCCCTGAGAGCCCGCGCGCCGGGACCGGTTGTTCAACACCACACAATTTTTCGCGGGTTTCTGGAGAGATTTTTTTATGGGCCGTCGAGGACCAAAGCCGCAGCCGGCGGGCGTCAAGGATCAGAAAGCGCCGGTTCGTTCGCGGCAGCACAAGACCCTGGCCGCCGCGCAGCCTGTCGCGCCGATTCCCGGCGCGAGTGATGCGCCGAAGTGGTTGAAGGGCGACGGCCTCAAGATCTTCCAGCGCATGGCGCCGATGCTGCGCGGCATGAAGCTTCTGACCGATGCCGACGTGCCCGCCTTCGCGCGCTACTGCACGCACTACGCTCGCTGGCTCGACCTTCAGAAGCGATTGAAGAAGGGCGGCGATATCTACGAGATCGAAACCGCGTCGGGGAAGGTCTTGCGGGCCCATCCCGCATTCACGATGGCCGATCGGCTCGACCGCATGATGCTTGCCTTCGAGGATCGCTTCGGCCTCAACCCGGCAGAGCGTCAGCGCATCATGATGGCGCGCGCCAACACCGGCGCCCACGATCTCTTTGGTGCAGCCGCGCCGACGGCGAAGGAGTCTGAGCCTCGCGAGGGCGATCCCGCCGCGGACGCCGCGCCGCCGGTTGAGCCGAGTGAAGGGCCGATCGGCCTACTGAACTAATCGTCATGTCGGCGCAACTCGAAGCTGTCAGGCCCGAGAAACCAGCGGCGCTCAAGTCCTTCCCGAAGGCGGAATGGAATCCGGACTTCCGGTTCTGGGTTCACCCGAAGAAGGATGGTCAGGGCAACGTCGCGGTCGCAGGTTTCTGGATCGTCGGTGCGTGGTGCGAGGGTGAGTTCTGGTATCACGAGCGAGCCGCTGACAAAGCCGCGTCGTTTTTCCCCAATCACCTCGTCTTCACCGAGGGCGAGTGGGCTGGCCGACCCTTCGTGCTCGAACCGTGGCAGGAACACGATATCATCCGGCCGCTGTTCGGCTGGAAGCGTGCCGACGGCACCAGGCGATTCCGCCGTTGCTTCGTCTGGATCGCGCGCAAGAACGGCAAGACCGAGCTCGCCGCCGGCGTCGCGCTTCTGATCCTGGTCGGTGATGCCGAGATGGGCGGGCAGGTGTTCTCGATCGCCTCGGAAGAGGCGCAAGCCAAAATCGTGTTCACCAAGGCGAGCAACATGGCGGTTCGAACGCCGGTGCTTGCGCAGAAGCTGGAATGCCTCGGCAAGGTGATCTACTGCCCGGAGCTGAACGGATCGTTCCGCCCGCTCAGTGGCAAGCCGAAAGGCAAGCACGGCCTGAACATGTCTGGCCTTGTCGGGGACGAGATTCACGAGTGGCCATCGGGCGACCTCTACACGTTCGTCCACGACAGTTCAGCCGCAAGGCGCCAGCCGTTGGAATTCCTGATCTCGACGGCGGGCCAGAAAGGCACGCACGGCGAAGAGGTCTTCAGGGAATGCCAGGCGATCCAGTCTGGCGATGTCGAGGACCCGGAAACGATGGTCGTCATCTACTCGCCCAGCGAGGATGACGACTGGACCAAGGAAGAGACCTGGCGGAAGGGCAACCCGAACTTTGGAAACTCGGTCAAGCTCGAACCTTTTATGGCGGACTTCCGTCGCGCTCGACAGTTGCCGCGTTTGGAAAACGACTTCAAGCGATATCGCTTGAACATCTGGACGGATCAGGCGGTGAAGTGGCTGCCGATCAACTCGGTCGATGACGAGGGCCGGCGGTTCGGTTGGGATCATTGCATCGGTCCGATTGCCTGGAACGCCCCTGAATTCGTCGAGCGACTGAAGGGTAAGACCTGCTACGGCGGCCTTGACCTGTCGTCGACTACGGACTTGTCGGCACTTGCGTGGTGGTTTCCGGTTCAGGCCGGCCTCGATGTGCCGGTCGTGCTGCCGCGGTTCTGGAAGCCGGCCGATCTGGTCAGAGAACACAGCCGCCGTGATCGCGTTCCCTATGATCGGTTGATCAAGGAAAGAGCGCTGCTTGAGACGCCAGGCAATGTCGTCGACTATGGCTTCATCGAGAAGCAGGTCCTCGACGATGCGCAGCAGTTTCGCGTTGCGCATTACGGCAACGACAATCGCGAGGCACATGAAGGTGGGCTTGCGATCGACCGCTTCAACGCAACCGGCACCGCGGTCCGCCTGCAGCAGGAAGGCATTCCGGTCGTGCTTTACGGGCAAGGCATGGTGTCGCTGTCGGCGCCGTCGAAAGAGCTCGAGCGGCTGGTGATGAGCAACGGCTTTCATCACGGCGGACATCCGCTGCTTCGTCGGCATGCGCAGGTCGTCTCGATCGTCCAAGACGCGGCCGAGAACATCAAGCCGGTCAAGTCGCAGAAGACGGGACGCATCGACGGCATCGCGGCCTTTGTCAACGCGCTCGGCATCGCGGGCAAGGGCGAAACCCAGACCGGTGAATCCGGCTGGAACACCGATGATCTCGACGCGCTGATGGCGAAGATCGACGCCGCAGCGGAAGGCCTGACACTTGAAGGAGACGGGGACAGTGGCAAGCAGGTGGTCCATGGCATCAGCAAGCCTGCGTAAGGCGTTCGCAGCTGCCTTGCGACGCGTCCCACACGTCATGAATGACATCGCGGGCTTCGCCGGCGCCGGCCTGATCGCTTATGGCGCGTGGCTGATCTTCGTGCCGGCCGGCTTTCTGGTTGGCGGCACGCTGCTGATGCTGCTGTCGGTGCTGTTCGGCCGTAAGCTTGAGCGCGATTGATGAGCCTGTTTGGCGCGATCGGGCGCGAGTTGAAGGGGACGGACGGCCTCACCTGGGGCCAGATCAACGATCTCTGGTCCGGCTTGCTGGGCGGCGGCTATCAGTCGAAGTCGGGTCCGGCCGTCGGCTGGAAAAGCGCGCTGCGCGCCACGACCTTTCTCGCCTGCACCCGCCGCATCGCCGAGGCGGTGTCGACGGTCCCGACCAAGCTCTATCTCAAGCGTGAAGGCCAGACTAGGCAGCTCGCGGTCAACCATCCGTTCTATGAGATCTTGGATTCCGAGCCGAACGAGTGGCAGGATCCGCTGCAGTTCAAGGAGACGCTGGCGGTCCACTGCGCCGTGACCAACAACGCCTATGCGTTCAAGAACGTCGTCCGCGGCAAGCTGGTCGAGCTGATCCCGATCATTCCGACCCACGTCCAGCCGAAATGGACGGTCGACCGCACGCCTTACTACGTCGTCACGGCGCCGGACGGCTCGCAGGAGAGGTTCACGACCGACGAGATCCTGCACATCCGCGGCCTGTCATGGGACGGCCTCAACGGCATGGACGCTGTCGCACTGCTGCAGGAGCCGCTCGGTCTGGCGCTCGCCGCGGAACAGACCCATGCGATGCTGCATGCGCATGGTGCCCGTCCCTCCGGCATCGTCTCGGTGACCAAGAACCTCGACGAGAAGGAGCTGATCCGTCTCGCCGCATGGGTGAAAAAGCACTACACCGGCCTCGACAACGTCTCCCGCGTCATGATCCTCGACAATGACGCGAAGTTCACGCCCTTCGACATGAAGGGCGTCGACGCCCAGCATATCGAGCTGCGCAAGTTCGAGATCGAGACGATCTGTCATGGCATGGGCGTGCTGCCGATCGCGCTCGGTTACCCGGCCGAGATGGCCGCGCGTGCCGCGGCCGAGACGCTGATCTCGATGCACCTGGTGCACACCATCAGACCCTGGCATCGTCGTTTCGAGAAGGCCTTCGACCGCCAGTGCCTGTCGCGGGCGGAGCGTAAGGAAGGCTACTACACCAAGTTCATCGACGGCGAGTTTCTGCGCGCCACCGCGAAGGACCGCGCCGAATACAACAAGGTCGCGCTCGGCGGCGCCGGCAATGTCGGCTGGGCCCGCATCAACGATGTTCGCGGCTGGGACGACATGGATGAGATCGAGGGTGGCGATCACACCTATGCGCCGATCAACGCCGGACCGATCGGCCCAGATGGCGTGCCGATCGCGCCGCAACAGAAGCCGCCGCCGGACCCGAAGGCCTGAGAGAGGGGTTATTATGACGGACAATATGTTCATCAACGGGACCTTCGTGAAAGCCAGCGCGAGCTTCATGCCGTCGGCGGCGTCCTATGCCGCCGGCAACATCATCGACACGGCGAAGGAGTTTGTGTTTGCGGATCGGATGGGGCGCCTCCTTCCGCCGGGTTCGCTCATCCGCATCATCAGCGCAGTGATGAAGGTCGACGCGAGCGCGCTGATTTCGGGCGAGGCGGCCTATACGGCGCATACCTACAGCGTCACGCCGCCGAGCGCACGCGCCAACAATAGCGCCTGGGCCCGCGCGTCCGGCGATTTGCCGTCCTATCGCGGCTCGTTGGCGCTGGGCACACCCGCGGCCGCCGGCGGAACCTGCTATGTCAAGACACAGTTCTCAGATCAGCAGGATTTCGAGCTGCCCGGCAGCAGCCTCTTCCTCGAGCTGATCAATGCCGGCACCTTCACCGCCGCGGCGGTCGCGCGGCAGATCTTCCTCTACGGCTTCCTGGTCTGACGTGGCCACCAGTCCGAACACAGCGCGGCGGATGCTGCTCGGTCCCCTTGGGAGAGCGAGCATAGCCGTTCTGAGCCGAATGATGCGGATGGAAATTCCGAACATCACCTTTTCCGTGGGCAACCAGACTTATTACCTCCGTCAGGAGTGTGAAGCACCTTTCGACGCGGTTCGCATTCGCGTGTGGAACACGATCGCCGCGCCGACTGGCGTTTTTAGCGCTGTTGTGGCTTCGACCGAAACGACGCTGCGCGACACGGCGTCCAATAAGTTCGAGCCCATTTCGGGCGGCGCTCCGTTCAACTCGGTAGTGACGAGCGGACCCGGCTGGCGGGCTGTGACGTGGGGCGGTGCGGCGGTCAGCGGCTCGGCGGGCGCAGGTAACGCCACGGCGACCTATGTCGAGAGCGATTGGGTGATCGTGCCATCCTTGAACAGGGCGGATGGTTCGGCTCGACCGCTTTTGTTGGTGCGGCTGTTCGCCAACGGCAGCGCAGCGGGAGCCAACTATTCCGGTACGCAGATCGTCGGGGATCGCTACGATATCGACTACAGTCGTGTGTATGAATTGGGGGTGTTCGGCGGCGACGGTGTCACCACGCTGACCAACGAGCCGACGAATTATTTCCGGAGCAGCGCCTCGGCATTGTCTCCGCTCGTGTCGATCGAGTTTCGCTATCGCGGCAATGTGGTCGCGATTAGCATCATCAACGGTGGTGATAGCGTCACGGGTGGTGTGCAGAGTAACGGCAGTCAAGTTGGCGACGGGCAAGACGGTTGGCAGCAGCGGGCCATCCTGGGTGTGAGCACGCCCGACGCGCCGTTCACGTTTATGAACGTCGGTCAGAGTGGGCAAACGTCGTCAACGTTCATGCCGGCGCTGACTTCGGTTCTCAATTCAGGGGTGCGGCCGGACTACATCTTTATTCCCACGGGCTCGCGCAATGACGGGTACGGCAGCAATTCGATCGCAGACACGTATTTTACTCGCGTCGACGCTCTGATTGCGCTTTGCGCGACCTTGGCGCCAAAACCCAAGATCGTGATGTGGAACGACGTCCCGCTGTACAACGCCACCCATGGCGGTAATGCCACTGTCGACGCCACCCAGGCTTACGCCCTTACGCTCGCGCAGGCTCGTCTGGCTGCGGGCAGTATCTTCGCCATCGTTGACACCTATGATGCGGTGGCGCTCGGTTCTCCGGCAGTGTGGGACACCGCTGACAATCTCCACCCGGCAAGCGGAAGCGTGGAACCGACCCGGCCCGCTACCCCACTGATGGCCGCCACGTTCAAGGCGTTCCTGCGACCTTCGTTTGGGCCGATCATCACGCGCCCGGCGTCGTCATTTGCGGGCATAAGTTTTGCGCAGGTCAACTCAGCCTGCATCGTGCGGCCGGCGCAGGTTTCCGGCAGCGGCACGATCACGCGGCACTACCAATGGAAGCTCGCTGGCGTCAACGTTGGCACCGACTCGGTCATCAGCCCGACCTGGGCCAGCGGCGATATCGGCAAGGTGCCTACCTGCGTTGAGACCGTCTCGGGTGTAGGGCCGAACGTTTCCAGCACGGCGACGTTCCAGGCCGTCACCGCGGCGGTCACGAACGGCATCGCGACCTCGAACGCCATCGGCTCGTTCACCAGCGTCACCGACCTGACGTTTACGCAGGACCAGACCGACCCGTTTGGCAATGCCAACACGGCCTGGACGGTGACGGAAGGCACGGCGAGCGCAGCGCACGCGGCGTCGCAAGTCAGCCTGATGAACTACACGCTGAACACGGTCTATACGACGTCGATGTACGTCAAGGCTGGCGGTGCCACGCCGCAGACCGCGTTCCAGATGATGTTCGATAGCGCGCGCTTTGGCGCATCGGCTTACGCCAACTTCGATTATCTGGGCGGCTCGGGCGGATGTGTCACGACGGTAGGCGCCGGATTGATCTCTGCGAGGATGCGTCCCTGCGAAGAGGTGCCGGGCTGGTATCGCTGCGAGATCACGGCGCAATGCACTTCGGGCGGAACAGGTCGCAGCATCTTCAAGATGTCGAACAGCAACGGTGCGGCGCGGTTGGCGGGCTATGTTGGCGCGAGCAAGACACAGGTTTGGTACAACGCCCAGACCAATGCTGCCAGCTCGGCACAGGCGAACGTTGTGACATGATCGCCGGCTATTTGAGCAATTCCACGAACAGCGGTCTGTCCTGTTCACCAGTCTTGCGTGAAGGATTTGATCTCGTAGTCATCGTCCTTCCGCTCCTCCGGCGTCATCATTTTTCGGCGTCTTCGATCCGAGACGTTGGCCCAAATAATGAATGCTGCGAGCGGCAGGATAACGAGCGCGACAGCGCCCACGGTAAGTGTGGTGTCCACAAAGTATTCCTCAGCCCGAAAGCTGAGGTAGTAGCAGGATCGCTGCGCACGAAACGACCGCAAACTACGTACGGAACGTACAGATCGCGTCAGAAACAACCGTGACGCGCCGGAAATCTGCGCGGTCCGCTGCCTCAGGGGGAGCGAACATGTTAGGACTGACGGGGTGGATTAGGATCGCGCCGTCCGATCGTGTGGGCATTTTCTCGGATCGCATCGCGAATCCATTGTGAGACGGTGTTTGCTAAATCTAGCGACGGCACCCCAGAAATGGTCACCATAACTGTATGGGTACCGTCTGCCTCAACGCGGTAAGATGCTGCAAAATCAATCGCTACTTCGGACATCGGTACTCTCTCCCTGAGGTGTGAACCTCCCCACGGTGCCGGGAGGACTGGGCCGAATCATGGCTCAGGACCGGATAGTCTTTCCCCGTGAGACACCACAATCGAGAGGCTGATTTTGCCTATGAGGACGTTGATCGTTATGGCCGCATGTCTCGCGCTGCTTCTCTGGTTAGGGAGCTATCACGTCCGCCAGCGCCCCACGCCCGAGCAGCTTTTCGGCTGCACCTGGGAGCAGACGGACTTGCCCAGCGGGGAATGTAAATGACTTGCTTCAGCTTAGCAGTAGCCGGGGTTTTTGCAGCGTTCGGTCTTCGCTGGTTCGTCGGTTGGATGACCTATGTGAACAACCAGGATTGAATCACTCAGGGCCCGGCCTGGTTGCCGACGCCGGAGGAGCTTGCCGCACTCAATGCCGGCGCCGCCATTCACGTCCGCATCCTTGGCACGGAACATCCGCCAATCATGCTGGGAACAGGTCCCGTTCCAGGAGACGATCGATGATAGACCGCAAATCCGCCGCCGCCCGCCCACAGCGCAAGGCCGTCGCCTTCGAATTCAAGTTTCTCGATGAGAAGGCGTCGCCCGGCACCTTCGAGGGCTATGGCTCCGTCTTCAACAATGAGGATGACGGCGGCGATTTGATCCAGCCCGGCGCCTTTGCCGGCGTGATCCAGCGCCACCAGGCCAAGGGCACCATGCCGAAAATGCTGCTCAACCACGGCAGCATGGGGGGGTTCTTCGGCGGTGGCGATCCGATGGCCGATCTTCCGGTCGGCTGCTGGGATACCATGAGCGAGGACACCCACGGCCTGCAGTGCAAGGGTCGCCTGATCAACCTCGACACGGAGTCCGGCAAGCGGATCTACGGCGCCATGAAGGAGAAGGCGCTCGACGGCCTCTCGATCGGCTACAGTGTCGGCGACTACGTCCGCGGCACCAAGCCGAACGAGCCGCGCCGCACCATCAAGACCATTAAGAGCCTGCCCGAAGTGTCGCTGGTGACGTTCCCGATGAACGAGCTGGCGCGCGCAGGCGCGGTGAAATCGATCACCACGATCAGGGAATTCGAGGACTTCCTGCGGGAGGCAGGCGGTTTCTCGCATGCCGCGGCCAAGGCGATTGCCAGCCACGGTTTCAAGTCGTCGGAGCCTCGGGATGAGGACGGCGCGAACAAGCTGCTCGAGAGCCTCAAGGGGCTTCGGGCGATGTCGCAACCCACTTCATCCTAGAGAGGCTGTTATGCCCGATATCGAAGACGTGCTGGCGGACGCCCAGCGCGAGATCAAGGCCATTGGCGATAACGTCAAGGGCCTGAAGGACTCCACCGACAAGGCGATCACGGAGATCCGCAAGATCGTCGAAGACGCCCCGAAGTCGCTGGCCAATTCCGACCAGTTCAAGAAGGACGTCGAGGCCATCACCGCCGGCGTGCTCGAGAAGAACGACGCGCTGTCGAAGCAGGTCAAGAGCCTGACCGAAACCGCGCTGAAGGCGGTGACCGACCGCACCGACGACATCGAGAAGAAGCTCAACCGCTCCAAGCTGGGCGGCAATTGGGCCGACGGCGATGCGGGCGCCAAGGCGGCGCAGGCCTTCGCGCGCGATGCCAAGGCCCGCAAGGGCGAGCTACGTGCCGATTTCGACCCGGAGGCGGTCGATCTCGAGGAGGTCAAGTCCTACTGCAAGGCCTTCCCGGTCTATCTGCGCAAGGATGACAAGGGCCTGCAGGGCGCCGAGGTGAAAGCGATGAGCGTCGGCTCGGATCCGGACGGCGGTTACATGGTCACCCCGACCATTGGGGCGATCATCACGGGCGTGCAGTTCGAGACGTCGCCGCTGCGGGCTGTTGCCAACATCGAGACGATCTCCTCGGATGCGATCGAGTATCCGCGCGATGATGACGAGGCCTCCTGCGGCTGGGTCGGTGAACAGGAAGATCGCCCCGAGACCAATACGCCGAAGGCCGGGATGCAGCGGATTCCGGTGCACGAGCTCTATGCCAACCCCAAAGTGACGCAGAAGCTGCTCGAGGATTCCGCCTGGAACGTGGAGGCCTGGCTCGGCAACAAGATCGGCGACAAGTTCGGCCGCACGGAGGCGACCGCCTTCGTCGCCGGTAACGGCATCAAGAAGCCCCGCGGCTTCACCACCTATGCCAGCGGTACCTTTGCCGCCGGCGGCTCCGGCAAAATCGAGCAGATCGCCGCCGGAACCGGCGGCGCTGTCTCCTGGGACGACTTCATCAACGTCATGACGGCGCTGAAGGAGTTCTATCTCGGCGGCGCGATCTGGATGATGCAGCGGGCCACCGTCGGCAAGGCCATGCTGCTGAAGGACGGAGAGGGCCGCTATATCTGGCAGCAGAACCAGCAGGCCGGCAAGCCGTCGATCTTGCTCGGCCATGAGGTGCGCCAGGCGGCCGACATGGCCGCGGTCGGCGCCTCGGCGCTGCCGGTTGCGTTCGGCAACTTCAAGATGGGTTACACCATCGTCGACCGCATAGGGATCTCCACCTTGCGCGATCCCTATACGGCCAAGCCGTTCGTGCAGTTCTACACCCGCAAGCGGGTTGGCGGCGACGTTACCAACTTCGAGGCCATCAAGCTGCTCGCGACCTGATCGCAGCGCGAGCTCATTGGCAAAAATAAATCCATCGGGGGTGTCGCTCGCATGCGGCACCCCTCCCACTTTTTCCTGACTACGGAGAACCGTCAATGACGATCCAGGATCACGATCTCTTCGACAACATCAATCTGAAGCGCGGGCTCTCGCCCGTAGCCGCGACCACCGACAACACGGCCTATGTGTCGCAAATTCTCGACATGCAGGGGCTTTCCGGCGCCGTATTTGCGATCCTCACGGGATCACTCGCCGATGCCGACGCAACCTTTGCGGTGACCGTCGACGAAGGCGATGCGGCAAACCTGTCGGATGCCGCATCCGTCAACACCAACGACCTTCTCGGCACGCTGGCGCTGGCGAGCTTCACGTTTGCCGCTGATGATTCCTGCTTCAAGATCGGCGTGCGTGCGAGCGGCAAACGCTATAAGCGCGTGACCATCACGCCTTCGAACAACACCGGCAACGCCTTCATCAACGGCGTCTGGATCACCGCGCCGCTGCTCGTTCCGGCGCCGAATCCTCCGGCGTAACGACTCGGCTTGCTATCGAATTTCGATAGTCCGGGCCAATGGCCCGGGCTGCCATTTCCCGATTTTCACCTTTAAGGAGAACAGTGATGACCACCCAGTCGGCTTCGGCCAATGTCGGCGTCGGAATTGAGCAGGGCGGCCAGCGCCTGTTCGTTAAAAGCGGCGCGGCTCTCGACGTCGAGAGCGGCGGCGCGCTGAAGCTCGCCGGCGTCGATGTAACCGCGACACTTGCGGCCCTCGGCAACAATTCGGCGCGCTATGTCGGCGCGGGCTCGACCAAGACGCTGACGGCCGCAAACGACAAGCAAACGATCAAGCTCGATACGGCCGCCGGCTCCGTCGTTACGCTGCCGGCCGCGACTGGGTCCGGCGTGCGATACAAGTTTCTCGTCACCGTGAAGGCGACGTCGAACTCGCACATCGTCCAGGTCGCGAACAGCTCGGATTTCATGATCGGCATCATCGCCGGCGTCTCCGACGATCCCGCGACCGTCAAGGGCTGGATCGCCGCGAACAGCGGCACCGTGGCGACCAACTCTGACACCATTACCTTGAACCGCTCGACGACCGGTTCGGTGTCCGTCGGCGAAGCGATCGAGGTCGAGGACGTTGCTGCGAACACATGGGCCGTCAGCGGCATGATCAGCCAGAGCGGCACCGAGGCGACGCCGTTCTCGGCGGCCGTCTAGCGCTGGTCCAAGAGGCGCGGATTCATCGCCATGCGTTCCCTCGTCGAGATCCTGACGCCGGCGGCATCTGCTGCCCTGACGACGCTCGCCCGTGTGAAGGGCGAGCTCGACATCAAGACTAAGGATGACGACGAGGTGCTGCTTGCCAAGATCAACGAGGCGAGCTCCGATATCGAGGCGGCCCTTGGATTCAGGGTGCCGAAGGAAGACGTGAAAGAGACGTTCTGGCACGACACAGTGAGTCTGCCGGCGGCGCCGATCTCGCGTACAGGTCTCGGAACGCCGCCCGAGACCACGCTGTTCCTGTCACGCAAAAAGGTGAGGTCGATCGCGAGCGTCGTTGTCGATGATGAGACGCTGGATCCCTCGGAATACCGCGTTGATGGAGACGCGGGCCTCCTGGATCGGCTGGATTCCGACGGCTATCCTTGCGTGTGGCGCTTCTGCAAGTCGGTCATAGTGACCATGACGGCCGGCTACATCCTGCCCGGCAGCTCCGGTCGGGATCTGCCCTATGGCATCGAAGGGGCCGTCGTGGCGCTGGTCTCCTCGTATTGGGCGAGCAAAGGCCGGGACACGACATTGCGCTCCGAGGAGATCCCCGGCGTGATCCGGCGCGATTACTGGGTCGGGGCGGTCGGGGATCCCGAGCTGCTGCCACCGCGGATTCTTGCCTCGCTCGTCCAATTTCGCCGCTTTATCGCGGCGGTTGCCTGAGGGTTGATCATGAACATGCTCGATGACATGGAATTTCAGGTGGCCAAGCTCGAGCTCGGCCGTCGCGACGTGCTGGTTGTTCGAACGGAGCGCCAGCTGACTTCAGTCATGACCGCCGAGCTGCGCGCCCAACTTGAGCGCCGGCTCGATCTTCAGGGCCGCGTCCTGATCGTTGACCCGGCCGTCGAGCTTGCGGTGATCTCGCGCGGCGAGGCGAAGAAGCTTTTGGACAAGCGCGAAGAGGCCTGAGACGATGGACAACGCCGGCGTCTATGACCTTGCCGTTCTCGATTCCAGCGCGTTTGCGAACGCGATCCTGAGCCCGCTCGATGACCTCGATGGCGTGTCCTCGATCTCCCTAGAGGCCGTATTCAAATATGGCTCCGGCAGCAACGCGCCCTCGCTCTCGGCGATCGTGATGACGACATTCGATGGCGGCCAAAGCTGGCGCCACATCGCGCGCTTTGATTTCACCACCGCCAGTGCCACCAAGCTCGCGAGCATCCAGGCGGGCGCGGCGAAAGCCATCACGGCTTACGCAGATCTCGTCTCCGAAGGGGTCAATGACGGATTCCTCGGCGATCAGATCGCCGTCAAGTTGATCGCCACCGGCAGCTATAGCAACTCGGCGCTGTCGATCCGCGCAGCCGTCAGGTGATGGACGCGCTGACGTTTTTCGTCACCTCCAACCACCTCAAGGTCAGGCTGACCCGCCTGAGCCTTCATCCCGATCTCTGGAAATATGGACAGGGGACCGTCATGACTCCGACTTTCAAGGGCCTGGGCTCAGCGCTGGCCAAGCTGAAGCACGATCTCGACCTGCAGGCAGAGCCGCTGATGGCTGACATCGTGGAGGTCGCAGGCACAGCGCCGGACTTACTGAAGCAGGCGCAGGTCGAGCTTGCCAGGACCAAGCAGGCCGTTGCCGATATCAAGGGCTTCGTCGAGGGGCTGACGGGCTCCAATGGTGGGCCCCCTTTGTCCGGCTCATCGAGCTCGTCCGAAGCGTCTGGGACGGTCGCTGAGACGGTGCCAGCCTCGTCCGATGGTACGACCGACCAGAAGCTGACCGTCAACGGCGTCCAGGCCTGATGCCGTCGAGCCTCATCGCCGCGCTTGACCAAGCGCTGAAGATCACTGGCGAGGACGTCATCCTGCGCCGGACGGTCGGTATCGCGCCGAACGACATGTCGATCGACGTGAAATGCCGCGCCAAGGTCTCGACGATGACAACCCAAGAGATCGAAGCCGGCCTTCCCGCCAGCGAGCTCAATGTCATTCTCTCGCCGAGCGAGATCAATGCCGCGCAATGGCCGGGCGGCACGCTGCCGCAGTTGCCGCCCTTCAACGTCGACCAGCGGGTTCCGCGTGCCGGCGTCACCGACAAGATCCTGATGCGCGGCCAACCACCGCGGGCGATCACCCACGTCGATCCGCAGATCGTCGGCGGCGAGCTCGTCCGCATCAATTTGCGGGTGACGGGTTGATGCTTTCGGGCTCCATCGATCCGATCGACCTCGACTTTCAGGCGTTGATCGACGAGGACCTGTCGCCAAAGGCACAAAGCCGGGCGCTGGCCGGTTTCGCACGCGACCAGCTCACTGATGCCGAGAAGATCAACGCGCAGGCGCTCGGTTTCACTCCGCAGCACCATGTTCGGGTCGACGGCGCCGACGGCGTCTCGGAGGATCAGGTCAGGCCGGATGGCGAGATCGTCTACACGTTCGATCTGCATTCCGATGTGCTGACCTGGATCATGGAGCAGCTCGGGCAATTCGCGCCAGTGCTGTCTGGTCGCTTCCGCCATTCCTTCGAGCTGTTCGTCGACGGCGTGCTGGCCGATCTCGCCGGGGAGATGCCGGAGGGCCGGGAGTTCGTGTTCCTGTCCAGTGTGCCTTATGCCGGCAAGATCGAGGGCGAGCACAAGGCGCCGGAATCGTCGCAGGCGCCAGATGGCGTGTTCGAGGCAGTGGCGGCACTGGCGCGGCTGCGCTTCCCGCAGGTCGATATCGCGTTCGCCTATATCGCGCCGTTGGCCGGTTCGGGCGTGAGCCAGCCGGACACGCCGGCGATCACGATCAACGCGGGCAACTGACGCGATGGCCGGCAAGACCGTAATGGACGCCTTTGCGGCGCGCCTGGCTGCGAACTGGACGGACACGCCGATCGTGCCTGCCGACAAGGTCGGCGCCGGGCCAGGCGACGGCTCGGCCTACGTGACGCTGGAATTTCCGGTCGCCAAGGAAGAGCAGATCACGATCGGCTCGCCCGGCGCCAATGTGTTTCGCGAGACCGGCGTCGCCCGCATCGTGCTGAATTCGCCGAGCGGCTCGGGCGTCGACCAGCCCTATAGCCGCATGGACCAGCTCCGCGCGCTGTTCCGCGGCAAGCAATTCGCCGGCGTGACCACCTTCGCGCCGTCGCCGGCGATCGAGAACAAGTCCAACTACCAGGCCGGGCGCTTCGTGATCTCGGCGGCCGTTCCCTACTATTTCGACCTCTTCGCCTGATCATTCCGACTTGTTCGCATGAATCTCCCGGTGTTAGAATCTTCCGCGATGGGCAGGGTGACGATCATTTATGGCTTGGCTGATCCGGAAACCGGACATATTCGCTATGTCGGGAAGGCGGTGCATGGCTTGCCAAAGCGACTGTACCAGCATCTCTGGCAAGCGCGGACCGCCAAGAGAAAACGACACGTGCTGGCGTGGATTAGCTCCGTCGTTGATAAGGGGGTGAAGCCGGAAATCTTCGAAATTGAGCGCGTTCCCGCAGGTGGGGACTGGGAAGAGGCAGAGGCCTTTTGGATCGCCTATTTTCGCTTCATCGGAGCCGACCTCTGCAATTTAACAAGTGGTGGCGAAGGCGCACCTGGTTGGAAATGTCCGCCAGAGCGCATCGAAAGATTGCGTGCACGCTGCGGCCCATTGAGTCCACTCTTCGGGAGACCAAAGCCGCCTCACGTCCATGAGGCTTTGCGTCTTGGTAATGAAAAAAAAGCGCGCCGACCCAGTTCGATGGGCCGCCAGTGAAGCAAAGCGAAAGGCGGCTATTACGCCCGAAATGAGAGCTGCAAATATTTTGCGGCTTTCCACGATGAAGAACAATCCCGAGATGTTTGCGCTGCGCGAGACTCGAAGAAGAGAAGCGGTGCGTCGTCCAGAGCATCGCGCGAAGGTAAGCAAACAGGCTCGAGAACTGTGGGCCACGCGACGAGAAGCAATCATAGCCGCGCAAAATGCAGGCAAAGGCGATGAATATCGCCGCAAGCAATCGTTGGCGGGTAAGGCAAAATGGACCAATCCTGACAACCGATATTGGCAGGTCTTTCTAACGCCGGAGCGCCGCGCGGAAATCCGCGAGTGTCTGCGCCGAGGAATGAAAGGCGTGGAGGCAGCGAAGAAGTTCGGCCTATCTCAGTCGCGCATATCCCAGATTAAGCACGGCGCGTAGACATCCTCAAAGCAAGCATCACTCAACGGCGCTGATCCGGCGCTCGTAAACCTATGGAGAATCCATAATGGCCGACCTGCAATCCACAAACAGAGTTGCCTTGGCGCGCTGCAGGGAGACCACCTTCGGCGTCACGCCGGCCAATCCGGTCTTCAAGGCGATCCGGCAGACGCAATCCGGCCTCAACGCCAACCCGAAAACGAAGGTCACCAGTGAGATTCGCGGCGATCGCCAGGTGACCGACCTGATCCTGGTCGGGCAAGATGCGAATGGCAACATCGGCGGCGAGCTGGCGTTCCAGGTCGCCGACGACGACCTCGAGGAGGCGCTGCAGGGCACATGGTCGAACAGCCCATCGATCATCAACACTGGCGCCGGAACGCCGATCTCGGCGCTGAGCGCGACGACTGCGACGGTCACCACGCCGCTCGGCTCGCAATTTGTGGCGGGGATGCTGGTGTTGACCGGCGGCTTCACGGCATCGGCAAATGACGGGTTGCTGATTGGCGTTTCGTCCTCAACGGCTACGACCGTCGTCTTTCCGGCGTCGACTTTCACCGTGGATGCAGCGCCCGTCGCGGGTGCTTTCCTGCGCCAGGTGGGTTTCGTCGGTGCGGCGACCGACATCGCTGCCGTCACATCTGGTGGCAATGCTCTGACGTCGACCACACTGGATTTCACCACGCTCGGCATTCAGGTCGGTGAATGGGTGAAGGTGGGCGACGGCGATCACGCCGGATGTAGCTTCGCCACGGCGGCCGACAACGGTTATTGCCGCGTTTCCGTTGTCGCAGCCCATCGCCTTTCGTTCGATCGTGTCCCAACCGGGTGGGTTGCCGACGCCGGCACGGGTGTGACCCTCCGATGCTTCACCGGCGATTTTCTGACGAACGGCTCGACCAAGCGCCCGAACACGATCGAGCGGCAATATCTCGACCACTCGCCGGTCACTTACGAGTATCTCCGCGGCATGACGCTCAACACGCTGCAGATCGATGGCAAACAGCAGGATATCGCCACCTACACCAAAACCTATATGGGTCGCGACGCCTATCTGCCGTCGCCGATGGTGCGCATCTCCGGCGCGACTGACGTCGCGGCGCCGACCTATGGCGTGCTCAACACCTCGAGCAATGTCGGCCGCATCGGCTTCGACGGCTCGACCATCACGGGGCCGAATTTCGTCCTGTCCACCTCGATCGTCATCAACAACAACCTGCGCTCGCAGTCGGCGATCGGTTCGGTTGGCGCGGTCGGTACGGGGAACGGCGAGTTCAACGTCACCGGCCGGCTCGAAACCTATTTCGGCGACCCGTCCGTCTATCAGAAGGTCATCAACAATACGCTGACGTCCTATGACCTGCGCGTCGGCCGCGCGGACGGCAACCGGGAATCGCTGCTGATCGATCTGCCATCGATCAAGATGTCGGGCGGCGCGCCATCAGTCTCCGGGAAAAATCAGGATGTCACTCTCCCCGGCGCTTTCCAAGCGATCATGGATGCAGTCAAGGGTTACACGATGAGTGTAGGCCGCTTCTGGTATCTGCCGATCGTCTGACGATCTTCGGCGCACTTCAACCAACCGCAGCTACAGGAGACAAAATGAAGCTATCGGCAATCAAGGTCGATTCTAAACTCGCCGAGCAGGGCGACTGGGTCGACAACGTTCCCGAATTGGCCGGCATCCGGCTCAAGGTCCGCGGCACGCATAACAACGATTACCGCGTGCTCGAGGCCAAGCTGACACGCGAGATTCCGAAGAGCGATCGTGTCGACGGCCTGTCGCCGGAGACGCAGGATCGCATTATCGGCACGCTGTTGCTCGAGACGGTTCTGATCGATGTCGACGGCCTCACCGAGGATGATGAGGTCACACCCGTCAAATACACGCGCGAGCTCGGCTCGCAGATGCTGCTCGATCCTGACTTTCGCAAGTTTCGCGATGGCGTGGCGTGGGCCGCGGACATCGTCGCCAATCGCCGCAAGGCTGTCGAGGCGCTCGAGGTAAAAAACTAGCCGACGTCCTGGTCTGGCAGCTGGACTGGGCGGACAAGATCGATGCGATCGTGGCGGCTGCGACGGAGGCGGGCGTTCCGCTCGAGACGCTGCCCTGCGTCGCGAGCCGCGTTGATCTGTTCGACCATCTAGTGTTCGACGCGCTCGCGTTTCGCGAGATGTCGACCGATCGCCCTGCGGGCTTCGAGCGTGGCGCCATTCCATGGTCCTCGATCGATGCCTATGCCGCGCGATACGGCCTGGTCGGTGACGACTTCGATCGCCTGGTCCGCGTCATCCGCGCGATGGATGCGGCCTGGCTCGCTTACATGAAAGAACAGGCAGACAAGAGCAGCTGATGCCGTCGCTCGACACCATTCGCACCGTTACGATCCGCGGCCAGGCCGACGGCGTCGACCAGACGCGGGCGGCGCTCGACCGGCTGACGGCGTCACTCAACGCTGCCAACCAGAACCTGGCGCAGACCCGGCAGGTTGCCAACGACAACGCCTCCGGCTTCGCGCTGACGGGCGAGAGCGCTGTCAGCGCAGCAAACCACCTACGCCAGGCCGCGGAAGCGGCTTACGCGTTCTCGCCAGCGTTCCGCAGTGTTGTCAACGAAATGGCGGCGCCGGCTCTCAAGGGCGCCGCTGTTGCGCTGGAAGGCGTTGCGGCAGGCATGGTGACCGCGACCAATGTCGCCGGCACCGGCGTCGTCCGGCTCGGAACGGCGATCGAGACGACATTCCCGGCCTTCGCCGTGCTTGGCGCCAACGTCAAGGTCGCCGGCGCGGCCATGGAGGCCTTCAGTCCGACGCTGGGCGGAGTCGCGGCCTCGATCCTGTCGCGCCTGCTACCGGCGCTCTCTCTGCTCGGCAAGGGCCTCCTGATCGTCGATGCAGTCAGGCTGCTGACCGAGGCTTGGCGGCTCGGCAATGAGCGCCTGGCCGAATATGTCGCGATCGCGGAAAAGGCGGCGACGTCCGGCCTCTCGACCGACTTCTATCAGCGCATCACCAGGGCGGCCGAGGACGCCAAGACGCCGGTCGAGGCGCTGACCGAGGCGTTCAAGAAACTGAGCCAGGCGGCCGGTCCGGATCTCGGCGGTACCGCGGCGCAGAACCGGCTGAAGGCGCTGGTCGATGCCGGCAATTTCGGCGGCAACAGCGGTATCAGCGATCTCAAGAACGCCAATTCGAACGAGGAGCGGCTGCGGGCGCTGGCGACCCTCTATGACAGTGCGCTCGAGAAAGGCCAGCGCCTGGCCGCGCTCGATCTCGTCAAGGCGTTCGGTGGCGACCAGCTGGCGGCGAACCTCGCCAAGGATTCCGGCTATCTCGACAAGCTGCTCGAGTCGGCCGATGAGATCGCGGGCAAGGAGCTGATCTCGGCGGGCGACATCCAGCGCGCTGTTGAGCTGCAGAACCGGCTCGACGCCGCCGAAAAGATCCTGTCGCAGCGCTGGCATCCGATCCAGGAGCTGCTGGCGGATCTCGGCGTCAAGATGAAGGAGACATGGATCTCGATCGTCGAGGCCATCGCGAATGCGGTCGATGCCGTGTTCAAGCTCGGCCAGCGCATTGCTGATGCGCTCGCGCCGGCGCTCGGGTTTCTCCAACAGGCCGGGCAGCTGATCGGCAAGGCTGCGCCCTATCTGGCGCAGGCGCCCGGCGGCGTCGGTCTGCCGCTGGCGGTTGGTGCGGCGTCGCTTGGCGTTTTGTCGACGCCGTCGAGCACTGTCGACCAGGAGTCCGCGCAGCGCCAGGCCCAGCTCGCGGACGCGCGCAAGCGCCTCGCCGAGGCGATGAACAGGAAATTCGACAGCTCGAAGGCGCCGCAGACCGACGAGGGCAAGGATGCGTATGATCGCGCCACCGAATCCATCCTGAAATATATCGAGGTGACCAAGGCCGCGGCCGAAACGGTTGGCTTGTCCGTTGCCGAACAGGAAAAGGCCAAGGTCGTTGCGCAGCTGACCGCCGCGGCCATGAAGGATGGGACACCAATCACGGCTGCGCTTCGGACCGAGATGCAGAAGCTCGGCGACCAGGCTTCCGCGGCCGCTGAGGCTCTCGAGAAAGCCAAGATCGCCTCCGACATCAAGTTTGGCCGCAACACGGCGCTGCTGTCGCAGGAAGACGTCCAGATCGCAACCGCGCTCAAGGGGCTCTATCCCGATGTCGCGACGGCGCTGGGAAGCGTCGAGGCACAGGGTATGCGCACCAACGATGCGCTTAAGAGCATGTCCTCGGCGATCGAGACCAATCTGACGTCGGGCCTCGCCGACATTACCACGGGCTCGAAAACGGCCGGCCAGGCCTTCTCGGACATGGGCAACACGATCGTGCGGGCGCTCGAGGAGATGATCATCAAGATCGCGATCGTGCAGCCGCTGATGCGCGCCCTGCAGCAGTCGATTGGCGGCGGCGGTCTCAGCGGCTTGTTTGGCGGCGGGTCGTCAGGCGGGACGGGTTTCAGTCTGACAGGTACGGGCGGGCTCTATCACTCCGGCGGTATCGTCGGGGCGGAGCCGACCTCGCTTCGTGCCGTGAATGACAACATGTTCGCCGGCGCGCCGCGCTTCCACACCGGCGGGATCGCCGGCGACGAAGTCCCGATCATCGCAAAGCGCGGCGAGGGCGTGTTCACGCCCGGCCAGATGGCGGCCATGGGCGGCGGCAGCAAGGCACCGCAGGTCAACGTGACGCTGATCGAGCGATCCGGCGCGGACGGCGCGGTGAAGCAGAGCCAGAACAGCAATGGCGGCATCGATATCGAGATTGCGGTGGCGCAGATCGCGGCCAAGAGCGCGGCGCAGCCGGGCGGAGCGCTCAACCGCGTCCTGACCGACCAGCTCGGCGGCGCGCAGCGTCTGGCAAGCCGGTAAGGGGTCGCTCATGGTTGACGCGTGGCCGGTCAGTCTGCCGCAAAAGTTTCTGGTCGACGGCTTTAGCGAGCAGCTTGGCGATGGCGTGCTCGAATATGCGCCGGACGCCGGCCCGACGCTGACGCGCCGGCGCTCGACCGCGGCGCCGCGTCCGCTGTCGGGCAATATGGAAATGACCAGCGCGCAGCTTGCCGCGCTCAAGACGTTTTACGAGGTCACCATCATCAACGGATCGCTGCCATTCACGCTGCCGGACCCGCTCGGCGGCGCCGACTTGCTGGTCAAGTTCCAGAAGGGCGGGCAGCCGAAATGGTCGGCGCTCGGCGGCGACTATTTCACTGTTGTTCTGGTGCTGTGGATCCTGCCATGAGGGTGCTGTCGCTCAACTTCCGCCATGCGCTGTTCGCGCAGGAATCTGGCGAGGTGCCGATTTTCCTGCTGACGATCACCCATCCGGAGCTGGTCGATCCTATTCGGTTGACCACCGATGCGACCGAGCGCAAGTCGAACGATCCTTTGATCTACCGCACGATGAGCCGCGGGGATGAATTCATTTATGCCGGCGTCGACATCACCATTCCGGATGAGCAAGACAGGTCGCCGCCGGCGTCCAAGCTGACGATTGCCAATGTCACGCGGGACTTGATCCCGCTGGCGCGGTCGGTGTCGACGCCTCCTTCCGTAATGATCGAGGCCGTTCTGGCGTCCGATCTCAGTACGGTGGAGATGTCGTGGCCTGCGCTCGACATGGTCAACCTGACCTATGACGCGTCATTCCTGCAGTTCGATCTCACGATGGATGCGCTTGTCACCGAGCCTTATCCGAGCGGGACATTCTCGCCGGCGGATTTCCCGGGGCTGTTCTGAGTGGGGTCGGAGTTCGATCGGTTTGTCGGCATTCCCTATGCCGACAAGGGCAGGGGCGAGGCCGTCGATTGTTGGGGGTTGGTGTGCCGCGTGTTCTCGGAATTGCGCGGCATCGAGCTGCCGTCCTATGCGGAGCATTACGTCACGGCGGCGGATCGCCGCTCCATCGCGGCGCTGATCGCGGGTGAACTCGATCCGTGGCTGCCGGTCGTCGACGGCGAAGAGCAGCCGTTCGACTGCGTCCTGATGAAGGAATGCGGATTCCCCCGGCACATCGGCATCGTAACGAGGCCGGGCATGCTGCTGCACGTTCAGCGCGCCGAGACCTCGATGATCGAGCGCTACCGATCGGGACCGCTGTATCACCGCGTGGTCGGAATCTACAGGTTTATGCGGGACGGTGAATGAACGCGATCGTTCCATCTCGGTTGGACGGCGAAATCTTGCTGCCGGCTGACACGGTCCGCGTTGTCGGCAAGGCACATCCGCTAAATGGCGGACGGATCGACTGCCGTCTGCCGGCTGGGCTCACGATCAGTGAGATGCTGTGCGAGGCGCTCGCGGACCGCCCGGCGCTCGCGGGTCGTGGCGACTTCGTCGTCCACATCGACGGCCATGTCATCGAGCCGCGCAATTGGCGGCGCGTTCGCGTCAAGAAAGGTGCGACGCTCACCTTCACGCCGCGGCTGGCCGGCGGCAACATATTGCGGAGCGTGCTGACGCTGGCGGTCGCGGTAGCGGCGCTGACGTTTGGCGGGCCGATCGCGGGCCTGCTCGGGTTTACGGGCGTAGCGCTGACTGTAGCGACGGCGGTGGTCTCGACCACCATCGTCCTGGCCGGAACTCTGGCGATCAATGCGCTGTTTCCGGTGCGGCCGCAGGCACAATCCACGACGCAGAGCCCGGCCACGCTGAATTCGATCCAGGGGGCGCAGAACCAGGCCAATCCGTTCGGGCCGGTTCCGGTGGTGCTGGGGCGTCACCGGCAGTCGCCCTATTATGCTGCCAAGCCGTATACCGAGATTATTGGCGACGACCAGTATCTGCGGCTGTTGTTCTGCATGGGCTACGGTCCGATGGATCTGTCGGACTTCAAGATCGGTGAAGCCGGCCTGTCGACCTTTGCGGATTATGCGATCGAGGTTCGACAGGGGTTTCCCTCCGACCTGCCGCCGACGCTGTATCCGGCGCAGGTCGACGAGCTGGCGCTGCAGGTCGCGCTCGATCCTTCGGTGTGGAACGAGCAGACAAGCTCGGTCGATACCGACGAGATCTCGGTCGATTTCACGGCGGTCAATGGCGTGGTCGAGCTCAACAGCGAGGGCAACTCCGTTCCGCGCACCGTCGTGATCGCGACGCGATACGCCTTGATTGATGCGGTGTCGTGGACCGACGGGCCGAGCGCGACCTTCACGCAGAACTATGACCCGATGCGTCGCGGGGTTCGGATCACCGTTGCTCGCGGTCAATACAGGATCTCGGTGAGCCGGCGAACAGCGGCCGGCGATCCCGCCAAGGTCAAGGACGATATTGTCTGGACGGCGATGCGCTCGGTCAAGAACGCCGCAGCGTTGACGTTCCCGAAGCCGCTGGCGCTGGTCGCACTGCGTATTCGTGCCACCGACCAGCTCTCGGGCATCATCAACACGTTCAACGGCGTGTGTGCTTCTCTCGTCAAGTCCTATTCCGGATCGGGCTCGACCTGGATCGATGATACGGCGTCGAACAATTGCGCCGATCTGTTCCGTCACGTTTTGCAAGGACCTGCGAATGCAAGGCCGGAGCCCGACGGGCGCATCGACATCCAGAACTTGCAGGAGTGGTGGATCTACTGCCGCGACAACGGTTTTGCCTTCAACCAGGTGATCAATTCGGTCGGCTCGGTCTATGACAAGCTGTGCGACATCGCGGCGGCGGGCCGGGCGGTGCCGACCTTCATCGACGGCAAGTGGGGCGTGATCTGGGACCGGCCCAACGATTCGATCGTGCAACACTTCACGCCGCGCAATTCGTGGGGATTTCAGGGACAGAAGCCGTACGCGCAGAAGCCGCACGGCTGGCGCGTGACCTTCATCAACGAGGACAACGGCTACACCTCCGATGAGCGCATCGTCTATGACGACGGTTACGACGAAACCAATGCGACGCTGTTCGAGGGCATCCAGTTTCCCGGCGTCACTGATCCAGACCTGATATGGAAGCACGGCCGCTTCCATATCGCGCAGTCGCGGCTTCGCCCGGAGAAGTTCTCGCTGAATGTCGGCTGGGAGCATCTTGTCTGCACCCGGGGTGATCGCGTGCGGGTGACGCATGACGTGCTACTGATCGGGCTGGGGCAAGGGCGCGTGAAGTCGGTCGCGGGCCAGGTGGTGACCTTCGACGAGGTGCTGACGATCGAGGACGGCAAGACCTATGCGATCCAGTTCCGCGTCGCGGCGGATGCGCGGGTGATCGACCGGTCAGTCGACGTCACGGCGGCCGGTGAGACCACCAGCTTGACTTTGGTTGGCGATCTCTCGGGTGTGGCAGCCGGCGATCTGTTCGGTTTTGGAGAGACCGATCGTGCTTCGGCCAATTACCGCGTGCAGGGCATCTCACATAAGAAGGATCTGATCGCGACGCTGACGCTGGTCGACGATGCGCCGGAGACCTCGCAGGCCGACCAGGGCGAGATCCCGGAATATGATCCGCACATCACGATCCCGGCGGATCCGTTCACGCTGCCGCCGCGGGACCTGCGCTATCTCGAGGTGATCGACCGGCAGGGCGCGGTTGTCCGCGCCCTGGTGAGATTGACCTGGCAGGTGCCCCGACTGGCCGGAATCGCGTCCTACCAGGTGCAGCGGCGCAATGACGACGCGGGCGGGGATTTCGAGACCGTGGCCTCGGTGCTGCCGCCGGCGACGTCGGTCGACGTGCCCTATACCTCGGCCGGCGTCTGGAGCTTTCGGGTCCGCTGCATCTTTTCGGACGGCACGGCTTCGAACTGGGTCTCGCTGATCGCGCTGAACCTGCAGGCATTGTCGGCGCCGCCGGACGATATCGTCAACCTACACCAGCATTCGGTCGACGGTCAGACGGTGATCGACTGGAACGCGGTGCAGGACCAGCGGATCATCGCCTATGAGGTCCGCAAGGGCACGTCGTGGGACACCGGCCTCGTGGTCGGCGACAGCGTTGCGCAGCCGCCATGGGCAACGACGGGCGACGGCACCTACCACGTCCGGGCCTATGTTCAGTCACCGTTCGGCGCGCGGATCTACAGCGTCGCGACCGCGTCGATCGCGATCGCCGACTCCATCATCTCGCGCAACATCATCCTGTCCCGCGATGAGCAGGCGACGGGTTGGACCGGCGGGTTGAATGGTGGCGTGATCGACGGAAGCTTCATCCGGACCGACATCGGCAAGGTGATCGATACACCTTGGGCACAGGAGGTGGTCGACCAACTGGCGCTCGAGGGGCTGCATATCGCAATCTATGTGTCGGGCACGATCGTCGACATCGGGCGCGCGGCGGAGTGTCGGTTCTGGACTGAGTTCGAGGCCTCCGGCGTGCTGCAGAGCGAGGACTTCCTCGCCCATACGGACGTGCTGGCTTCTCAGGATATTCTGGGGACGGCGCCGACGCGGTTCATCCGCGCCTTTCCGATCTGGCGCTTCGCCAGCGAGGGCGAGAACGACGTGTTCGGACCAACGGACGTGTTCGCGCCCGCTGACGTATTCGCCGGCAACGTCACATGGCTGGACTGGATCGCGATCGCCTCCGGTACCCGCGTGGCGCGTTACTTCGTGCCGGGCTACGTGCTGATCACCGATCGCGAGGATACCGACGCGACCGGCACAAAGTTCTCCTGGTTTGTCGACGTGCCTGACCGGACCGATGACTACACCGATCTGAACGTGCCGGACACCGGCCTCGACATCACCTTCTATTCCGGTGGCTACAACGCCGTGCCTGTTCCCGGCGCCACGGCTGTTCCGTTCAACGGTGGACCGAACGGCTCGACCGTCCCGCACGTGCAGCGGGCGATCGTCGATGGCGTCAATGGCGACGAAGTGAAGGTCACCAATCTCACGGCGGCGGGCTGCACCGTCCACGTCGTCAACGCCGGCGTCAACGTCACGCGCGCGGGCGTCAATCTTCTGGTTCGCGGCTACTAGAAAAGAGGCAATCCCATGAAACGGTATCTCGGCGTTGCTGCCGTCGCGGCGATCAGCGCAGCGCTGGTGTCCGGCGCCATCCAGACGATGGTCTCGGCGTACGCGGTGCAGAATGAATGGATCCCGCCGACGTCGGGCATCTACACCGGCCCGCAGTTCTCGCAGCTGATCGGCGATGCCTTCCGTTCGGTCGCGAGCGGCAACAAGGGATCGAGTGCGCCGGCGACGGTGGGTGGCAGCGCCGTGGACGGGTTGCCCTGGATCGACAGCACGACCTCGTTCTGGCTGAAGAAGCGTTATATCAACGGCGGCTGGGCTACTGAGGGAGCATACGATTCCGCCGGCAGCGCGTGGGTCGGCATCATCGGCGGCGGCGCGCCGGCCTCGATCGCGAGCAGCTCGACGGTCGATCTCGGTTCGGTGCCGCAGGCCAACGTCGGCATCACCGGGACCGCAACGATCACCGGTTTCGGCTCCAGCGCGGCGGCTGGCATCGTGAAGATCCTGCGCTTTTCCGGTGCGCTGACGCTGACCAATTCGGGCTCGCTCGCCATTCCCGGTGGCTTTGACCTGGTGACAGCGGCCGGTGATCGCGCCATCGTCACCCATCTCGGGTCTGGCAATTGGGAAATCACCCAATACACCAGGGCGAACGGCATTCCGGTCGACGTCTCCGCTGTTGGCAAGATCGAATACGGCATCTTTGAAAGCGTGCCGGCGAACCACGTTGCGGGTTATGCCCAGGCGCTGTCGCGCGCGGCCTATCCCGCCTATGTCGCCAAAGTGACGCGCACGCAGACGGTGACGCGGTCAACCGGATCTCCGTCCCTGAGCGCCTCGTTGCTCGATGGTCTCGGCGTCGGCATGCCGATCGAGGGCGTCGGAATCCCCGCCGGCACCACGATCGCGAGCATTGGGCCTGGCACGATCGTCATGAGCGCCAACGCGACGTCACCTGGTTCGGCCTCGGCGACGGTGTTCCTCACGGGCTATGGCTCGGGCGGCTCGATCAGTACGGTAGGCGCTCCGGATTGCCGCGGCCGCGTGATGGCTGGTAGGGATCGCAACGACCCCGGCAGCTTTGCAAACCGGCTGACGTCGAGCTATTTCGGCGGGGATTCCAGTATTTTCGGAGTCACGGGGGCTAGCCTCGAGAGCGTCACTATGGCGCCCGGAAACCTGATCCAGCACACACATGCGAACACGCTGACCGATCCAGGGCATACCCATAACTTTGGCGGCACTGGCGTGGCAACTTGGCGGCTTGCCAACTTGGAGTCCAACGCGGGTCATCCATCCAACAGCATTCAATTCAACAACGGCACCGACGGATCGGTCGCGATCGCCGGCGCCTTCACGGGCCTCACCATCAACAATGCTGTCGCCGGCAGTGCATCGCCGACGCCGATGCGGACCGTGCAGCCGACGCTGATCGCGGAATGCGTCATTCGCGTGACTCCTTAAGCGCTTCAAACACTCCCACGTCCGAAAGCTGAATTCCCATGAACCTGCATCGTTTTCGCAGCGCTCTCTATGCGTGGCTGTTGCTCGCGACGTCACCGCTGATGGCGGCCGAGCAATCGAGTTTTGTCACGCCGATTGCCGGTCCCATGAACATGGCGACCTTCACCACGACCTATCTCAACCCGGCGCTGCGGGCGCTGGCATCCTGTCATTGGGGCGCCTCTGCGCCGGCGAACGGTCCTGGAACCGCTCCGATCGCCTATCAGTGCTGGGCCGACACGACGTCGAACCCCGTCCTGATCAAGCGCTATGATGGCGCGCAGTGGGTGGTAGAGGGCGCGCTCGATACGACCGCGCACACCTGGACGCCGTACCGCCAGGGTGCCGCAATCGCTGCAGTCGCGACCTCGAGCAGCGCGTCGGACCTCACGACCGGCACGCTGCCGGCGGCGCGGCTTCCCAATCCATCCGCCTCGACACTGGGCGGCACACAATCCAAGACCTGCTCGAGCAGCAACTGGCTGAACTCGATCTCGACCTCGGGCGTGCCGGGCTGCTCGCAGCCGTCCTTTGCAGACCTCACAGGTTCGATCGCCTGCTTGCAACTGCCGGCGATCACCGGCGATGTGACGCGTAGCGCCGGGTCTTGCGCGAGCACGCTGGCGAATATCCCAACCGCCACGCCGATGGCGGGTTCGGTGCTGGCGACCAACATCGTGGCGCCGTCAACGCCGGCGGCGGGCAAGACCTCGGTCTATGTCGACTCCACCGACAAGCGGCTGCACGACAAGAATGACGCCGGCACCGTGGCGACGACGTCGGTGCCGTCGACGTGCTCCTCGAGCAACTGGTTCCGGACGCTATCCAGCGCCGGCGTACTCGGCTGCTCGCAGCCGAGCTTCGCAGACCTTTCGTCGTCGCTGTCGTGCGCGCAGCACCCGGCGCTGACGGGGGACGTCACCACGTCGGCCGGCAGCTGCGCGACCACGATTGCCAACAGCGCTGTCAGCAACGCCAAGATGGCGTCGATGGCGGCGAACACGGTCAAGGCCAATGCGACGGGTTCGAGTGCAGCGCCAACGGATGTTACCGCGGCAACTGCTCGCTCGTCTTCCCTTCTTAACGTTGATAGTTTCACCGGCCACGGCGATAGCGCCTATACGATACTGTCGACTGATCGCACTGTAGGCACGAACGCGGCCTTTACAGCATCTCGCACCTGGACGCTGCCGACGGCCAACAGCGTCAATCCTGGACAACAGATAGTTGTCGCAGATTTCCAGGGCACGGTGACGGCCACTAATACGCTCGTTATCCAGCGCGCTGGAGCGGACACTGTTAACGGTGGGACGTCGACTACGATCTCGGCGGCCAATGGCGCTTATCTTTTCAGCAGCGATGGCGTGTCTAAATGGACAGCTCAGGCTCTTGGTGCTGCTGCGGCTGGCGGCGTTTCTAGTGTCACCTGCGGCACTGGTTTATCTGGCGGCACGATCACTACGTCGGGGGCGTGTGCGGTCAACCTGGCAGTATTGGCCAATTCGCTGGGCGCCGATGTTAGCCTCAACAACACGGCGAACTATTTTGATGGCCCAAGCGTGGCTCAGGGGACCAGCGGGACTTGGTTCGCTTCCGGGACAGTTACGGTGCTCGATACCACAAACGCAGTCATATACTGCAAACTATGGGATGGGACGACCGTGATATCCAGCGCATCAACGGTCATTCTATCTGCATCTACGTACTCACCAGTCGCACTGAGCGGATACCTCGCATCTCCCGCAGGCAACATAAAGATCAGTTGCCGAGACATCAGCAATACAACTGGCAAGATGCTCTTTAATCAGACCGGAAATTCCAAGGACAGCTCAATCAGCGTCCACCGCATTCAATAGGCTAGTTCGTCAAAGTAGCAGCTAGATGATCGAAGGCGGCAGAGGGCAAGCATGTCGCGCTTGCTCGAGTCAACCCTCACATGCGTTGCCGGTTGCTGCAACCGTGACGCCGTCTCGTTTTTGGTCCTTTAACAAAGAGGAGATTTCGATGCAGCTTTCACTGACGTGGCTGCCCGGTTGCTTGCGCGATGCCGGGCTCGAGGTGCTCGAGCATCCCGGCTGGCAGACGCGCGGACATGGCGACATGGGCAAGGTGCAGGGTGTGCTCTGTCACCATACATGCGGCCCGCTGCATGGCGATTTGCCCGACATCGGCGTGCTCGTCGACGGCCGTCCGGATCTCGGCGGTCCCTTGTGCAATCTCGGCCTCGGTCGCTCCGGCCAGGTCTACATGATCGCGGCCGGCAAGGGTTGGCACGCCGGCGCCGGGACCTGGCAGGGCGTGACCGATGGCAATTCGCACTTCATCGGCATCGAGGCCGAGAACACCGGCGAGACCAGTGGCCCGCGCGCCGAGGCTTGGCCCGATGTGCAGATGCAGGCCTATATGCGCGTCTGCGCTGCGATCATCGATCACATCGGCGCCGGCGTCGCCATGGTCGCCGGCCACAAGGAATATGCGCGGCCGTTGGGCCGCAAGGACGATCCGAGCTTCGACATGGTGATGTTCCGCGCCGGCGTGGCGCGGCTGATCGATGCGAAGCCAGTCGCCGCGCGCGTGCCACAGAAGGCGTCCGGCGCCGGCGTCGTCACCATCGACGGCCTCAATGTGCGCTCGAATGCCTCCGCGGCCTCGACCATCGTCGGCGTGCTGTTCAAGGGCGACAAGGTCGATGTCGCGGGCGAGGTCATGAACGGCAGCACCAAATGGCTGCGTGTCGCGGGCGGCTATGTGTCCGCCGGCTTCGTCGACGTCGCGGCTTCGTGATGCGCACCGCGGCCCTGCTGCTCGCTCTTTCGCTGATTGCCGGTGGCATCATTGCCGCGCTCGGCCTGCCGGCGATCGCCGTGATCGCCGGTCTCTGCATCCTCGCCGGTCTCGTGCTCACCGATCGGCCCTGATCCGCTCGCGCGACGGTCCTCGCGCCTATCCTGACATTATCGGAGGTTTTGCAATGTGGCTTCCTACACAAGCCCAGGTGAACGCGTTTACGCGTCATCTGGCGAGCGTCGCCGCCGGCGCCGTTCTCGTGCTCGGCCTTGGCTCCAAGGTCGACACCGCGGCGCTGACGCAGGCGATCGCTGCGGCGGGCACCGTGGTCAACGACCTGGTGATCCTGATCACCGTCGTGACGCCGATCGTCGCCGGGCTCTACGCCTCGCGAACGGCCAGCCCGACGGCGCAGTCCGCCGCGATCGGCGCCAACAGCTCGACCGTCGTTACGCCCGGCGCCGGCGGCACCGCGACCATCCAGGTGCTCGATCCCGCGATGGCGCAGGCCGCGCTCGACGCGCAGCGGAAAGGCTAGGGGGCAATCATGCTGAAACGCATTCTTGCTATCGCGGGCCTCGCGCTCGCGCTTGCCGGCTGCGCGCAGTGGCAGGCGATCGAGCAGAAGGTCTCGACCGTCGCCAGCGCGATCTCCGGCGCCACAGTCAATCCGCAGGCTGTCCTGGTCGCCTCGAACATCTTTGATGGGCTCGAGGTGACCGCGACAAACTACCTGCGGCTGGCCAAGTGCAACGGCACGACGCCGGTCTGTCGCGATCCCGCGGCCACCAAAACCATCATCCCGGCCGTTCGTTCCGGCCGGGTGGCCCGCAACAATCTGCAGCAGTTCTTCAAGGACCATCCGGGCCAGCTTGGCCCATCGGGCCTTTACGACGCGCTGCAGAAGAGCATCGGGACGCTGCAGAGCGTCTATGCGCAATACCAGATCGGAGGTGCGTCTTGACCGCGATGCTCACAACCATCCTCGGCCTGATCTCCGCGTTGGTGCCGGCCGGCACCAATGCGGCGCTGATCGAGAAGATCATCGAGGCTCTGATCGCGATCGTTCCCGTGGTGGTGAAGGAATATCACGACCTGGTCCCGATCGTCCGCAACATCATCGGTGCGCTGAAGGCCGATCCGTCGACCACGGCGGCCCAGCTCGCGCAGCTGCAGCAACTCGAGGTCGGCTGGGATGCCGACTTCGAGGCGGCGGCCGCGGCGGCGATCGCCCAGGACGGCTCTGCGAGCTGACGCCATTGACCGCGCGGTGCTGCTCACGCACCGCGCGGCAACTTTCTCCGATTCAGGAAGCGAAACGGCAATGGTGAATTTCGATCTAACGATCAATCTCGGCACAATCCTCGAAATCGGTGTGCTGCTGGTGGGCGGTGTGACTACGCTGACGACGCTTCGCAACACCGTCAAAACCATCAAGGATGACCAGAAGTCATTCAAGGCCGAGACCAAAGGGCAGTTCGACGGCATTCAGGCTGAGTTGAAGAAGCTGGGCGACGTGCTGATCGGCATGGCGCGCTTCGACGAGCGCATCACCAATCTCGACAAGCGGGTCACCGCGCATGGGCGCCAGATCGACGACATGCGCCGCGGTCGCGGGTTCATCCGGGGCGCAGAGGATGAGCGGCAAACAGTCGACGGGGAGTATTGATATGAGGGTCGTCGCTGCAATCGCTCTCACGCTGACCGCCTTCCCGGCGCGCGCCGAGGTCTGCACGGCCTCGCAATATGGCGTTGGCGATGGCTATCACGGGCGCCGCACGGCGTCGGGCCGCGTCTTCAACACGTATGCGACGGACCCCTACACGATCGCTCGGCCGTCGCGCGCGGATCTGCTGCGGCGTTTCCGCGTGACCAATCTTCGCAACGGCGCCTCGATCGAGGCGCTGGCGACCGACCTCGGCCCGTTCATCGCCGGCCGCTGCGTCGATCTCGGCCGCGCCGGCGCCGATGCGCTCGGCATTGGCGGCCTCGGTTTCGTGCGCGTTGAGCGCCTGGATTGAGTGGGACCATCATGCTGGCAATTGGAATTCTTGTTCTCTACGCGATCGTGGTGGTCCTTGTCGGCCGTGGGGTCGATGTCTCTACAGGCATGAGCGACGCGGCCTGTCCGAACGAGAAGCCGTCGGCCGCGATCGCGGCCTGGTCATGGCTGCCGCTCGTTCTGATGATCCTGGCTGCGATGCTCTGGCCGGCGCCGGCAGGAGCGCGAGACGATGGCCGCTACGCCAATTCCGAGCTCAAGCCCTGGTTCGATTCCTTGCGAAGTGGAAAAGGCCCGTGCTGCTCAGACGCCGACGGCTATGCGCTCTCTGATGTCGACTGGACCTCGAACGGCACGCGGTACCGCGTGAGGATCCCGCGCTCGAATGATCCGGCGGACAAGAACGCCATGGTCTGGGTCGACGTGCCCGAGGACGCTGTCATCACAGAGCCAAACCGCGCGGGGCGCACGATGGTCTGGCCGATCTGGGGCTACCAGGGACCGTCGATCCGCTGCTTCATGCCGGGGAGCATGACGTGACGTCCATTCGCAGGCGCGTGTTTGGATATCTCGACGCAGCGCGCGATCGAGGCGCCTTCCTGGTCTCCGGAATATTCTGCGGCCTCGACGCGGACGATATTGCGGACGAGATCGCGAGGGACTGGGACGCCGGCGACCGCGACGGCAAGCTGCTGTGGCGCCCCGGCGAGAGCAAGCCGGAAGCATCCGACATCGCGCCGCACGTTGAGGCCTGGTGGATCGGGGCTGCCGAATGACCGAGCTCAACACCATCCTGGCCAAGGATGACGCCGGCGAATTCCGGCTGTGGGCCTGCCGCGGCGCCGGCAAGGGCTGCGCGCGCAATCGCTATCGCCGCCAACAAAAGCCATGTGCGGATTGCTTCGGCCCGCTCGACGAGAAGCTGACGCTTGGAGAGGTCACCGATCTCCTCAAGCGCGGTGACGCGTAACCCTGAGTCCGCCGCCGGACGGCGCTCCGGCAATCCAACCGAGAAAGGATCAGGCCATGGCCATCCGCTGTAAGATGCGTCTCGACAATGTGTTCCGCCAGAACTGGGGAGGCATCAAGGCCTTCTTCAGCTGTGCCTATGATGAGAACCTCGCCAAGGAAGATGCGTCATTCCAGAAAGCGACGCCGACGGGCAATGCCGAGTACGTCATCGATAATCCCAAGGCGGCCGAGCAGCTCGTGATCGGCGAGTATTACTATGTCGATTTCCATCCGGTACCGAAGCCGACGCCTCCTGCGGAAAAAGCCGCGGGCGAGAGCGCGGCGGCCTGATCAGTCGCGTAGCGTTGCGTCCTCCAAGTCAGCCCGCGTCGCCATGCCCAGCGCCGCGGGCTTTTGCTTTGTGTGCAAAAAAACATAGGAGATCGAAATGAACTTTGGAGTAAACGTGCCGGACTACATGTGGGGAGTGCTTCTGATCTTCTGTCTAGCGTCCTACGTCGTGGCGCCGCTACTGCTCTTCACCACGGGGATGTGCCTGGACAACAGGTGGATCAAGCGCACAGCTTACGCGTGGATCGCCGCAATTGCCGTGCAGTTCACGTTTTTCCCAGGCGGCTTTCCGTGCGGACGGGATTGCTGGTTTACCCTGGGGCTCGGGTGATGACCTGCTCTTTCGCGCTGATCTTGTCGAGCGCATTAGCGAGCGTGGTTAGCAACACTTTGCGGCGCCAATCGTCACTCAGGTCTCTTGGGGCCTCCTCGGCGTGCGGATCATCGGTCGGCATCTGCCATTCCCCAAGGCTGGCGACGTAGCGCGTCAAGGCTATGGCCCCCGCCAACGTCGTTGGTTCAGACCTGATCAGCGACGCCCCGCATGCCTCGAGATCCTCCGCTCTCGTCCTAGAGACCGTGTCGGCGGCCTCGAATTCGGGCCCGTTCATGAGCTTCGTTGAAACTGCCATCGCTGCGGCGAGTTGTGCCGAAACCTCACGGTGGCGTTCGATAGCTGCAAAAATCGGATCCTGATTGGTGTGCTCGGTCATCGCTAGTTCTCCCATCCCGGAGGTTTGATGTCACAGTCGAGAGCCCGCGTCGAGCCGATGGCCTGCGCGCCTTTCGCGCGGCCTGCGACCTGAAGCAGCTCACGTGCCCCGCGGCTCGGCCTCGAGGTCGGAATTCTGATGGGCGACCCAGTTACGCCCCTGCGTCTGGCGCCAGCTGTGATCCTGGTTCATCAGGCGGTCGAAGCTGCCGAGCGAAGGCTCTTCCTCATCGCCGGAGAACTCATCGTCGACATCGGGCTCGCGGCCATCGTGCTCATCCTCGCGATCGTCGCGCGGGCCTCGCGCCCAACCGGCTTGTATGACGTCATTGCCGGCGCCGAGCGAGGGCTCGGCATCGCCGGCCTCTTCGAGATCGCCGCTCTCCTCGAGGTCGGCATCGCCGTCGAGATCGTCGACGAAGCTGATTAGCTGCTCGATCGCGATCGCGGCCGCGGCTGCGGCGGATGCTGGTGCAGTGGGTGCCACGAGGTCAGCGAGCGCGGCGATCAACGGCGGATTGCGCCTGAGGAAAGCCTTCTCTGCCCGTAGAGCGATAACTGTGTGGGTATCATCCTCGGCGATGATTCTGGCTTCGGTTCCGAGATAGCTGCGCGGATCGTGATGCTGATCGTGTGGCATTTCTGGAAATCCCCATCCTTAAATCTTCCTCCCGTTTGAATGTCATTTTTTGTTCTCGCGTACGTGGAGAATGAAAGCACGCACACGTGGCGCTTGCCAGCGCGAGGGCGCGCCGGTGTCCAAAATGGACGCCGCCGGCGCTTAAAGGTTAACAACCGCGGATTGAATCAAAAACGCGAAATCTAGCGCGACAGAATCTCGCTGGTAGTTCGGACCAGTGCAGTGAGCGTTCGATAGTTCTGCCGGGCGATACGATCCAGCTGCTTGGCCGACGTGACATAGACTTGACCCGCTCTTTCGATTGTGCCGTTGCGGCAGAGGATGCGCAGGTGTCGGTCGACCGTTGGGCGCGGAATTCCGATAGAGGTGGACAGCCTGGTCGCCGTCATCGGGCGCCCCTCAATCGTGGCGACAAAGACAGCGGTGTCGATCAGAAGAACACCGGTCCGCGAACCGAATTTGGATTGTAGGTCTGGCGCGAGGGTTTTGTGCAATTGGCGGGTGAGTTCCACCCACAGGCTTGCAAGATAGTACCGCTTGGGCAGCTGCGGCAT